GACTATGATGACCATTGTTTAAACACCAATGCCTCACCATCCTCAAAAAATTCATGACAAAACATTTGGCATCCGCTTTGACCACCTGCTTGACCTTGCCGTCCTTGTCAAACACCGTAATCTCGTATGCAGCTCCAATATTAGGAGCCCCGCCTTTCGCAGTTTCCATGGCAGTTTCCACCGCCCTCACCCGAACGTAGTTCTCCACTTGACCTCTAGGTTGTCAAACGCAATCACGTCCCGGCCGGCAAACGTTCCGCGACACAACATGATCGGGGCCGGCACCGCACCATAGGACCCATTGAAAACCCCGGCTTCCGTAATGGTCTTCGACTCCGTGAAGGTAAAGATGTAATCGAAAATCGACTTGTAATCCGCCCCGTACGAGCACGTCGCCAGACCCTCCATGTAAGGAGAATACAGATGGGTATCTTCCAGAGACGGGGTGTTTGTCGCAAGCCCAATCTCGATGTAGTTGAAAAATGCCGAGGAAAGCCCATTTACCAGCTTTGGGATCTGCGTCTTTCCGGTGTTCACCACCAGGTTCTTGAACGTGTCCTTGGACAAAACTTTCCCGCCTCTCCAGTGAATGAGTTCAAACTGCCCGTGTACCGGAACAGACTCGTTGAATCCACCTATTCTATCGTCAATTGATGCACCAATCATAACAATCAGTCTCCTTCATTCCTTATGATACTTTGTCCTTCGGGTACCGCGTGAACGAGATCTCCCATACAAATTCCAGGAAATCCCCAATCTGCATCACCCGATCGAAAAATGTTCTCCTGTTCAATATCGGAGTCGAATCCACGGTGTGACTATCAACCGAAATGCACGCTTCATTAATATGAACCGGCTCGGTAAAGTCAAACGTGCATGCAAACCGCGAAATCGCCTGGTAACCCCGGTCCACATTATTAGTGACCACGACGTTGGTTGCAACCGCCACCATTTCCTTGTAGAAAGTAAGCAGCCCCGTATTGGTAGGATCCGGAGGAAGAATGCTCAACGGATCATGTGGATCATGTGCACCGGTACCAATCTGAATATAACGGAATGGGGTCGTAGAGGCCCCAGAAACCAGTTTCGATAGGTATTCCAGTCCAACATACGTAATTACGTTTTCAAGGGTCTCCTGGCTCTTTATGTGCCCATTCTTGTCACGATGAACAAGGGTTATACTTCCAGACACACCAAGGGATTCGTTGAACACTCCAACTTCCCCACTCGACCCAGCCAACTTCGCGGGGCCATCCGGACGCCGGAATATTTTCCCAACGTGTTTCCCATAGATCACTGTCGTATCTGTCCCGTTTCCATCTGGCTTATCTTTCAGATAATCTTCCCGTTTCCGATTCCCGGGAACCGCTTCGTCTACCATACTTCACACTCCTGATACTATGTCTTTATCGGGATCATATAATGCCTCGTGCTGAGGGTCTCTTCCGAAAAACAACTTCCACGTTATCGCCAGAATAATGTACGTTCCAGTAACCACGCTCAACGTCGATTGCTGACGAGCCTGCCACAGTTTAACGGTATTCGAAAATACCTGCTTCGCAATCATAACCGGGCTCCCCGCCTGCGGCCCGGAAAATATTCCAGCTTCGTTCACAGCAACGTCCAACGGGACCATAAACCTGGTGAAAACGGTATAGCTACCAGTCTGAATTGATTTCTCAAGACTCGATGTTTCCGCATAGTACGAAAAAAGCGTGGTGTCGGTATCCTCGATATCTTTAAAGACCCGCCCCATTATCGGATCCCCACCGACAGTGTACATCAAAGCACCGGTCTCGGGATCTTTTAACTGTGTGGTCTCTTCTCCCCCGATACCAATCTGCATATACCCAAACGACAGCGGGGTTACTCCCGTCATCATTTCGCTGATTGCCTTTATACCAGCATTGGTGATATGATTCTGCTTGGTTTCAGAATACAAAAAATGGCCATCTGGAGAAAAAAGGCTCGTGGTGATTTCTCCACGAATACCAATTCCAGACATGGCCTACGTTCCCCATCTGCCTACGAATACCCCTTCGTACGGAGTGGCATCGATGGGATTTATCCCGGCATTCGGATATCCAACCCCGTTGTTGTTATCGATAAGCAACACAATGGTGTTAGAAATCCGTATCTCCGACTTGAACATGAACGGATCCGTAATTGTTCCAACCCGTCCCACCCCAGACAGTGGCATGGTAATGCCATCCAAAATCCAGGTATACTTCGAATTGTCATGCTGATCGGTTCCCACCCCTTCAAGGATGAGATCCCGAGATGGGAAAAACGGATTTACCCAGTCAATCAACTTGTATCCGATTGTATGCGCCGGGATCGGATCTGTTAACGAAGACGATCTCCTTTCGTACACCACATTCGACGGTATCTGAATACTGACCGGCCTGCCTCCAACATCAAAGGAAACCATCTGTTTTCACCCCATCACGAAAATGTACGGAGTTACAACCGCAGGATTCTCATTCGTTACGTAAACCGACGTAAACGCCAGCTTACTCGGAATATCATTTAACTTTATTCCGCCCGAAGAATCCACATCGATCGGATCTCCAGTAGGAGAATTCAGCCGGACAATGAGACTCGCCGGCGAATCAAAATAAAACTGCCGGACCGGAAACCCAAAATCGATCTTGAAATTCGAGTAATTGGCGGGAATCGGCTGCTTTACCGACCTGTACACTCCGAGATAATTGAAGTTGTCTACAATATACCCACGGATCTCTTCCAAGGCCGCAGCAATCTGATACAACGCGGTTTCAAGGCTCGTCTCTCCACTCGCTGCCGCCGCCCCGGTGTCGATCGCTCCTGTATCCGAGAGATATCCCGGAATCTGCTGCCCGGCCGGCACGGAAGAAATCTCCACGGTCGGAACGAATTCATACATCTTCCCGCCGATACAAATTTTGTCTCCTCTCTGCGGCATTACAGTAATCCCGCCAGGAGCATAAGACCGAGACCGGCAGCGCCAACAGCTGCCGGGGCCTTACTCGCTACTACTGGCTGTTCAGTCATCTCCTGCTGCTGCGCAAGGGCCTGGGAGACCTTTGGTATCGAGCACTCCTGAACTTCTTCGTATTCGTTATTCATAAGAACCCACGAACCGGAGCCGTCCCCGACTGGAATCACGTACACCAGATCTCCATCTTCCGCCATTGCAATCACGCCTGAGCCTGAATCTCTACATCGATGTCAATGTAACTCAGTGCTGCCACGCCCTGAGTCCATGCAACCGAAATCGCTTCCTCCCCTCCCAGAGAGTGCACGACCACCGGCTTCCGCTTCTCGATCACAACCGCACTGTCAAGGGCCGGGTCGAATGCCATCGATTCGATCGGGACATTCGAGCCTGCAAGCGTCTTCTTGAAGTTGAAATCGACTGCAACCTTCGCCCCACTGATCCGGTACCCCCAGATCTTCAGCGCCCCACCCCTCGGGATACGAAGGGATGTAATTGCAGCCTGTAGCAGCTCGGAAGTCAGCACGAACGTGCCAGTGAGAGCCAGCCCATCAGTTGCTCCTCGCAGAGTCAGAAGCTCCCCGTAGCTGCTCATATGATTACCCCCCGGATCTGCGCCGCATAACTTGCAACGGCCGCATCTTTCTGCTTGATCAGCGTGGTATCGAACCCATAGTATCCGTAATCCTTCTTCAGTGCAATCTGAAGAGACGGATCCTGAACCGATATCGGAAGATCGACACGGTGAGCTTTTTTCTGACCAGAGAGAATCTCGTAAACCACTACCGGGTCTTTCGGAGTCTCAATGATCAGCTCTTCGTACTGGAATCCCATGCCAGTATAAACCGGCATGTTCGTGTCGTTTCCAAATAACCATCCCTGATGGATGTTCGGGAACTGAACGGTCTCGATAACACCCCGGCCGAAACCGAAGTTCTTGTCGATCCCGATAATCACATTGTCCCGCTGGAAACGATACTGTTTTACCCCCTTCGGATATTCCAGTCCGAGACGAAGCCAGTCCGGAGAAGTTCTCCCAACGATGTGGAAAATACGATCACGGTATTCCTCGTTGGTATAGAATTCGTCGTTTGCGTCCCATGCTCCTGTCAGTGGGAACGATTTCCCAGAACCGGTATATGCACGCGCCGGGAGAACACCATCTGCCGGGACCGCGACACTTCCCCCATCGTATGTTGGAAGCGTTTCTCCAGATACGAGCGGAAGAGAACCGTAATACTGGTTCGGATAGACATTTGCACGAGTGACAACCCTGAATACAAGAGATGTCTTTGTCGCCGGAATAAACGCAACCAGATAATCGTTGTCGTTTAACACCGGAATTGCTTTATCATTGAAGGACATAACACGCTCCACTTCAATCTTATATTGACGGTAGCGGTATAAAAAAGAATTGGTATCTTTTACTTTCTCTTAACGCTTCCACTCTCTTTAAACCCATACACCAGAAGCGCAGCTGCCCCCCCAAGAAGAAGGAGCGGAAACACCGCGCTCGGGGCCGCTTCTGCCAGGGCCGCACTCGTGTAAACTTTCCCCCCAGCTTCGGTACAAGCTGTAGCATCAAACATTTCAGATGCGGTATCACACGGATCCATGGTATCAACAACGACCTCTCCCTCTCCGTAATACGGCTGCACAATCGTTCCCTGGAAATAGTCGCAAGCTTCACGACTATACAAGGCATCACTGGGATCACACACTTTTCCCATGCAGGTCGCAAGGTCGTAACTCGGATCATTGATGTCGCACACCGGGACCGTCCCTGTATTCGCTGCAATCTTATCAATCATGCAATCCTGAAGATCTGCCACTTTCATCCCATCGGTGTAGCACTGGACACACGCGGCGTACTCATCGGCGGTGAGATCGATTGTAGGATCGTCACAAGGAGAGCCTGTAACCTGGCTCCCCGGGCCACCAGTGCCAGCTTTCTTCTGAATACACGCTGCAACAAGATCAACATTCTGCGGATCCGACACCTCTCCCTGGCACTGCTTACAAAGGGCCCGGGTTGTTGCATCGAGACTCGGATCACTGCAAATGTCAGTAACTCCTGTCTTCTCCTGTTTCTCGTGAATGCACATTGCAACCGTGTCCACATCCTGAGGATCTGCGACCTCAGTCTGACACTGCTTGCAAAGAGCCCGGGTCTCGGTATCCAAGCTCACGTCGCTGCAAATATCAGTAACCGCCCCGCTCTTCTGATTGAAGCAGTCCTGAATTTGAGTAACCAGCCCGGTTTTCGTAGCTTCATCTACCGCGGACCAGTTCCGGCTCCCAACGATCGAGTCAACGCACTCGATACACTTTGCCTTGTCATCTGCACTGAAAGACTTGGAATTGCACAGTTCGTGCGGATCCCCCGAAACCGCCTTGCTCTTCTCTGCAAAGCAATCCTGCATGTCAGTGACCACATCGTCGTACTGCGCCCTCGTATACGTTTTCCCATCGAACAACTCGTTCTCGCACTGCTTGCAGATCCCCTTCTGATCTGAAGACAGACTGCTGTCAGCGCACATCTGGTCGATCGCAGCCTGCACTTCCGAGTTTTCCTCGGTTCCTCCACCCCCGGCCCCGGCCCCGGCCCCAGCCCCGGCACCACCCGCGCCGGCCCCACCGGCCCCGCCAGCCTGACCAATCTTCGCCTGTATGCACGCCGAAACTTCATCGGCATCTTGCGGATCCGACGCGGTTGCCTGGCACTGCTTGCAAAGAGCAAGAGTTGCACTGTCAAGTCCTGCACTGTCACAAATGTCCCGGGTTGTATTCTTGAGATTCTCCTGGAAGCACGCAGATACTTCTTCTTCTGTAGCATCCGGAGAGGTGACGCACTCGTTACACAAGGCAAGATACTTCTCGGGCTCGTACGCAAATGCAGGAATGTTCTTGAACGTATCGACAGTCCCACAGTATTTCTTCTGGAGTTCAGCCACCTTCTTCTGATCCTCGGGGCTAAATCCCCCCTTATCCCCAGCCTTTCCTCCAACCCCGCCAGCACTCACAATCCCTGCTACCGCACTGACCCCCGCGACGCCAACCGCCGTGAGAATCCCACCGGTCAAGACCGCCTTTCCAGTAACCTTCCCAAACAGTCCCTCCCCCGTCAGCTTAGTAGCTGCATCTTTCTGAAGGCCCTCAGCAGCAGTTTTGGCAGCCGCTCGCTCCGCATCTTCTGCTGCACTTGCTTTCACCACGTCCTCCAACGCGGTCTTCTCTCCCTTCGCCAGCGCATCATCCCCGAGCATGGACCAATTCGAAAGCCGGTTTTTCCCGATGTTATCCAACGCCTCCTGAGTGAGTTTTGTGTTGGCCGTCACCTGCTCACGCGCCAACGCCAGGCTCTCATCTGTCATTGGGATTTTTGGAGCCTCCAGATTGTCCAAGGAGTCCTTTAAAGTTTGCCTGACGGTAAGTAACTGATTTTTTTCCATATCAGTTATCGTATTCGCTACCGCTTTGTCAGAAAGGACCCCATCCATTTCCGACAAAACCTGTTTCCCACTGGAAACTTCGATCCTCTCTCCGGCAACAGATGGCCTCAACACACTCGGAGCGGATCTGGCATCCTCAACGACTTTTTGAATCTCTGCCGATTTCTGAAGTTTTAACGCATTTAAATCCCCAAGTACAGACGACTTGGAAATTACACCGCTGTTGGCCACGTTACGAGGGATAGTACTGATCTTTTCCGCAGTTGCCACATCAGACGCTATCTTTTCTGCCGACTTAGCGCTCCCCGTGAATTTGTAAGTGTACCGGTAAAGCTTCTGTATTGCGGACTCTCCTGCCTTCGCCACTGTTTTTAAAGCACTTCCCAGTGCCGCCTGAGGCTGGAATTCCCGTCCGGTGACCATATCCACAGCCGTCAACGATCCTTCTGGAGCCCGCTCTGCAAATTCCTCTGGAGTGACCCCCTCCACATAAACCGTCTCCCCGTCTTCGGTAGCTAAAAAAAATCCTTTCTTATACGACATTGTGAAACACCACGAGCTCCTTCGGGTTAATTTTTATCTGCCCCGTTATGCTCCCCGAAGGATACTTTATAGTCTCCCGCTCATCTTCTGCCGCCTGCGGCCGGAACACGTCATACCGTGTGATGGCAACACTCCCGGTGACTCCTCCCGGGAATGCAAGATTTGTATCATCGCCGACCGCCTGGGATCTGAACCCATCGGCCTTTTCCGTTTTCACTTCATCATTCCGCGATTTTTCAAATAATCCTGCCATATCAATTACCACCACACTTACTACCGAAGCGATATGTTTTACTGGCATTTAACGATTGGGGAACTAAATTTCCAGATACCCCGGTACCGCAAATGTCCTCCCTCGGCTTCAAAGATTCACTGTTCTTCGCCTGCAACGCTGCCAGCTTCGTTTTAAGAGTATCAATCTGTCCCAAAAGTTCTGACTGACGAGCCAAAATCGTCACTTTCAAATCCGAAGCCTGCTTTTTCAGTGCAACGACTTCATCTGTATCGTTACAGTTACACTCCGGACACTGCACTGTCGTGTCTGCCATATTACGATCCACTCCCAAAACCGCTGGTGTTTTGAGCAAAATGCACGGTTTTTCCGGATGCCTGCAACGACGTTGAAATCCACTTGCTCAACTTCTGTTTCCACTCAGAAACCTTTGCCGGATCCAACGTGTACTGAGAGGCAAATTTGTCAATATTCGCCAACTGCGACTGAAGCATCTGAGTGTCACTCGCCTGAGGCATCCTCGACATGAACATCCTATCGATCTGCTGAAGTCCATTCCAGAAATCAACAACAACTTTGTCTTCGCTGTACACCGAAGCAACTCCACTCACTGCCGATGACCTCCCAAGAGTTGACTGCCCCCCGCTTTCAATAGAAATTCTCGACTTGAGCTGTTCAATGATCTCTCCAAGGACCTGCTCCTGGTATTCAGAAAATTTCTGAAGCGCCGTGATAATCGCATTCACACTCTGCACGGTCGCCGCACAATCACACTTTGGGCACCCACTCACCGGGGCCGAATCCCACTTCGTCTCGGGGTACGGTTCGGCCTCCACATACGGGCTCCCCGTTTCCTGCTGATATTTAAGTTTCGCTGCCCAATTCTCACCAGAAACGAGTGCCATCTTATATCCCGACCTTAGACCAGAAATCCGCGTTAGTCAACTTGAAATCGGAAATCGCTGCATCCACGGCATCATTAAACTCTTTTGAAAGTCGATTGTAATCATTAAATGCCGCCAGTTGTTCGCTGCAATATTTCGCATTCGCAGCAGCCGACCGCTCTTCAGCAATCTTCGAAATCTGCGCAGAAACATCTCCAAATAATTTTGTAACAATACCAGACAGCGAAGATCCAATAGTCTGCGAATACGACTCCAAGCTGTTTAGCTGACTTTTGTATTCGTTCAAAGATCGTTCCGTTTCGGCATCGATCCACTTCAGCCGTTCCAATTCTTTATTGTATTCCTCATTCCACTTCCATTTCGGGGTAGACGCCAACGGAAATTTCGCCGTAGTGTTTGCTTCCGCAGTCTCAAGATACCACTGAAATCCATATGGAAGCTCTTTCGCCGTAACATTGTACATCTGCTGCAAATAATCGATCTGGTTTTGAAAATCTGTCTGTTTTTTCTTTGTCAGTACCTCGACTGCACTCTGAAAACCACTTTGCACCTGAGCAAGACGAGATTCCCCGTCCGCCGTATTTCCACTCAAATACTGATAAAAAACATCAGAAATTTCATTTATCAATCCATCCTTTCCGCCGGGATACAATGCAATGACATCGGAAGAATAATTCATCCCACTAAGATTATTTACAATTTGAGCTGCAACGATCGCATACTCCTTCGCTTCTTTCGAAACATCACGCGCTGCTTCCCCGTGGACATACCCCTGATATTTTTTCACCGGAACAGACACCGAAGACCGGGATCCGTACGAACCCAAGAGCTGCTGCACAAGGCCCTCGCTCACCTCGGCTGGATATGCATACCCCTGCGCATTAAACGTGGCCGTTTTAACTCCGCTTGGAATCTTCTTGCCCACATTCCCGGTTACTCTTCCAACTCCCATAAAGTGTCACCTACGTTGTCGGAGGAACTGAAGAGGTTGTAACAATCTGTTTTCCGTCAAGAGCCGGATTATCTGTATAAATAATCCTGTCTATTATCTCCGTACCAGGAGCCCCGGTTCCCGTAGAAACTTTCTCCGTTCCGAGCAAGGTCGAATACTCCACCGGAGTCTTCTGCTGACCGGTCACCGCGCCGGCCACGGCCTCCCCCATCTCCGGGGCCCCGGCAACCAGCTCCGCGGTCATTATTTCCGGAACAACCCACTCGACCGGATGCGACAAGAAGTCTTCGAATAACCCCACTCCAACTTTCGCCCCGATCGTCCCAAGGCCCTCATCTTCTCCCTGCTTGTCAAGCCCAAGCGCCTTTGTATAGTACCGCTGGTCAGTCTTAAACCCCGTCAAATCCTGTGCTCCGCTTTCAAACAAATTATCCCATGCAGTCCTCGCGCCAAGCCGCTTAAGGCTCCCTTCATCCAGTCCTCGCAGCTTTTCAATTGCCCCGGTAGTAGTATCATATCCAAGATCCGCAAGCGATGGAACAGCTCCACCTATCCCTCCAGCAAGCTGAATTGCAGCGTTCTCGACGGCCCCGAAACCAGCACACAGCGGGTTCGTGGCATCCTTTGAACAAATGTTGTTCGGATTCGCTGCATCCAACGTCTTCCCAACGCCGCAGATGATGTCCCCTTCAGAACACTGGACTTCCGCTTTTTTTACAAACCCTCCAGTAATCGTTCCCGTCTCGATGTTAGGGCTCGCCACAGCCTTTTCTACTGGAGCGGTTATCGAGCCTTTCGGAACTTCCTTAACAGCAGAAGTCTTCCCACCAAAAAGGTTACTTATCCCCGTTGCAATTTCAGAGAAAAATCCCCCAAGACCAGGCTCTGCTCCCGCGGCCGGAGAAACCGAAGCCCCCTTAGCATTCATTGCTTGTATGGCCTTCGGTGCAACCTGCTCCCCAAGTGCCCCCTGCCCAAGATCCCCATAGACCTTTTCAATATTATTCAACGGGAAATCAAGACCAATTTTCTTTCCGAAATCAGTCTCCTGCGTGAACAGGGATGGATCAAGTACCCTTCCATCCAGCGGGAGAACTTTTCCCCCATAAAGTTCCGCTCCAACCCGCGAATAATTCACGCTCGCGTAATCGGCCCCCTTGGTAGCATTCATCTTTGCTACTTCTTGTTCCAAGTCGTCAGAATACTGATCCCTAAATTCCGAAATATTGAAGCGATTCGCCGCTTTCGTATCGTAGCTGACACCTCCCATTGGTACCGCAGGTGTCGTGGCCCAATTCTGATAAACCAGCGAGGTCTCCGGCTTTCCAACGCTCACGGTCCCGCTCGCCAGCTCGTTAACACCAAGCGTCTCCTCAAGAGTGTTGGTACCCGGATCGTACATCGAGATAGATCCATCGGCATTATACTTCGGAATGCCAATCATCTCTTTCTGTTTGTAGCTCCCAAGACTGGTATAATACTTCACCGCCCCTTCCGGGATGCACTCATCGGGGTATGTTTCATTGTATCCGTACTTCCTGACAAATCCAATATAATTTCCCCTCCGAATGGTGCATGTAGCAACATCCGTATGGCTTTCCCCGTATTCCCACACGTGAGAGGGATCTGCAACCCCCTCAGGAAGAGTACTCGAATCAACAACCTCACCCGGCTTGGGTAACACAGCCTGCCGCTTCTCTAAAGTATCAAGTACCGGCTCTTTCGTCGGGGATGTAATATCCTCATTTTTCGGAGAAAGTATATTCTTCACGTAATCCGTCGCAGCAATCGACGCTGCAATCGGAGCAATTACCGGGCTTGCCACTGCAAGCTTCACTGTCTGGGCAAGCGACTGCGTTGCTTTCTGAACATCCTCAAGACTCGGAAGAGACTTTAAGAAATCAGAACCAGTCTTCCCCTCCCCCAGAAGATTTCCTGTAGTTTTCAAAGCACCAGCCGATATCGTGTCCAGCAGTCCCTTGTCCAGAAGATTTGCAGCCGATTTCCCGGCATCTCCTATCTTCTGTAATGCCCCCTCCTGCCCATCACAGCCGAAAATCCCGCACTTCAGTCCCCCAAACACATCCACCGATGGAAGTGAAACTCCCGGAGTCGCCCCAGTGGTAACTTTTGGAGCAGTTATCGCCGATACCACGCTAGGCAGCGCCACGGCCCCCGCCAACGCAGCCCCCAATCCGGCCCCGGTCGCCACAAGAGATTTTGAAACATCCACCTTCGGAATCTCTATTTTCGGAATACTCACCGTAGGCATTGCTATTTTTGGAACCGATATCTTTGGCATTTCAATTTTCGGTATCTCAATTTTGGGAACTTCGACCTTGGGAACGGAAATCTTCGGGACCGCCGCCTGGACAGTTCTCGTAGCCTGCTGAGTAACAGACTTCACCAACGAAGATCCCCCGGTAATTGCCCCCTGCGCAACTCTCCCAGCATCAGAAACAACCTTTCCAATGGTTCCTCCAGCACCGTGGGCTATTGAAGAAACAACTCCAGTAATGAACCCGCCCACAGCCCCGAAATCCATTCCGGCTTCCGGCTCAAAAACCGCTGCTTCGGGGCCAGGCACCTGCCCATTTAAAAAAACCTTACCGGTAATTGCCCCCGGTTTAACTCTACTACCCCCAGCATTCGACATTATAACATAATATCGAGCAAAAGTATAAAACACTATCCCGCTAAAAAAAGGAAAAATTAGATGCCCCACACGAGGTAACGGAAGACAGTTCCCGCGATATCCGCGGTAAGAGCTGCTCCCCACGTGTTGGTTGCACTTACCTGCATCTTCTTGGCATTGATCGAAAGACCATTGTTCGGATGCACTGCACTGACAGCAGTATCAATCGACTTAACATAGTCGTCGGTCTCGGTGTCTGCAATCGCTCCGCCAACAAAGCCAGAAATTTTTCCGATCTTGTCAAGAGTGATTTCCTTGACGCCGGCCGTAAGATCTACGCCAGTGAGGACCACCTCTACAATTTTCTTTCCATCGAACGTCGTGTCGATGATCGTCTCAACTTTCTTGTAAACCATGATGGTCAGCTCCCCGTAAAAAATTTACGGAGTTCTCCAGGTGTCTGCCATGGTGCCCATGAAGTCGTATTCGTAGAATGCGACACCGAGCCACTGGAGCCGGGAGGTTTTGGTTTCACGCGGCATCACAGACATGCGAGTGCCGAGGTTGTGCGTCAGGGTGATGACACCGGGCGTGTTGTACTGGTAGATGTTCTGGTCGCCTACCAGCGGAAGATCGATGAACGGCTGGATTGCGTTCGGAGAATACTTGGTCTGGACTTCCGTGGTCACATTCATATGAGTGATTGCCGGGGTAGTCCCGATCTCCACCAGACCGTCCTTCGCAAGGACAATCATCGAGTGTTTTTCCTGAGTGGCACGGGCCTTGTAGAATCCACCCGCGGTGGTCCCGAGGAGATATGCAGCCGTGCCGGCCGTGAGATCGACATCCCACTTGTTCATGTGACCGGTTGCACCGGTAACTGCACCAGCGACATCGGAGTATGCCCCGTAATTTGTCTTGTCAGTGGAGCCGTCAGGGTCCTTCACCCACATGAGTGCCTGAGGAGTGAGGAAATCGCACACAATCGAGCCGGGCTCGCCAGGGAACTTGATCGTCTTGTCATCTGGGAACAGAGCCTTTGCGACCCCGCCCATCTTGATCATGACGTTTTCCTGGGCCATCAGCTGGGCCGCAATGTTTGCGGAGATGTCCTTGACAAAGTTCACATTCTTGCGGTACGACTTTGCGATCGCCAGTTCCTCTTCAGGAGTAAGAGTGTTGAAGTCGAACGTATCACGACCGCCTGCAAAGAAATCAACTCCTGCCTGGATTTCATCTGCAAACAGAGTTTTAATTGCTGTGCTTGGCATAAATCATGGTTTGGATGCAAGCTATTTATAACATACGTACTACAAGTATTATTTGCATGACACGTACTACCAAAACTTCAAAGAAAAACGTCATTCAAATCAGATATGAAAAGGAAACTACCAGAACAGACTTCCTAGAAGTCCGTGCTCACTTCCCAAATCACGAGGAAACTATCGTCGCCCTCGTCCAATTCTGGAAAAAATACAACAAACCGGTGATGAAAGGATCTATAACTTAATTTTTAATGAAAAAAGACCTGGTGTGCTTAAAGCACACCGAGATTGATTTTTTCCATCTGGCTCAGGTTGGCATAGTTTGCTTCAACCCCACCCATCTTGGCTCCTGCCGGTGCCATAGGAGCAACCGGAGCGGCCTGAGGAGCGAAATACGCCTGAGGAGTTGCCGTCTGGTTTGCCTGCTGGACAACCCTGCGGACCGTCGGGGTCAGAAACCCAGACAGCGCCCCAGTTACCAGAGCCGGCGCACCGTACGAAACAAGTGCCCGAGCAACCCTCTCGTCACGGATCCCCTTCCCGAACATGAGGTTCCCGAGGCCGATTGCAAGGGCGACGCCACCAGCTCCGACCCCTGCCAGGCAGGAAGCGGTACCGTATTTCCCGAGCTGCGGGACAATCGGGGTAAGAGACTTCTTATCCACGAATTCTTTCAGAGCAAACGTCTGGGCAGAGCCCAGAACTGCCGCCCCGACATCCATTAAAATCTCGCTGTTCATCATATAACAGAAAGATAACACCTAATCTATTTTAAACTTACTGTCTCAAAAATAAAAAATAGACGATTATTGGCGGTATCGTGCCATTCCACCAGTTTCGACCCTCAGCGTTTTCCGATCTCCGCGTATTTTCGAAATCGTATAACCCACAGCAACAACCCCCACGATCACGCCCGTCCCGAGAACCCACGGTTTCAAGCTGTTCACGAAGTTCCCGATGTCCTCGCCAGTTTGACCGAAAAGCGTCGAGCCAGTCCAAGCAATCGCGTTCCCCACAAGACCGTAATCTTTCTGCTGGGTACCGGTCTCTCCCCCGGTCAACGTAGTATCTTGCTGCTTGGTGACAGCGCCAGGGTTCAGTATCACATTGTTCGGATCATACGGAACATCGAAAGCGTACGGATCTGGTTTCTTGGTAACGGCCCCCTCGTTCGACTTCTGTAAGACAGTAGAAAGAAGCCCCCCGGCCGCAAGACCACCAATCGCCGCAGAGATTGTAGGGTGGGCCTTTATTGCAGGAATGACCGTCCCCTTGACCGCAGACGATGCAACAGAACCCGCCTTCTCACCAACCGACACTCCCGCTTTAATCACGGCCGAGGACTCCGCCGCAAGCCGGCCCGGAAGAGTCATGTTCTGAATGATCGTCCCTTGAAGATCCTGTAAAACACTATACGGAGGAGTAGAACCAATCTTCGAGACATACATGTCAGCAACATCATCGATCTTCACCTTTCCGTCCCGGACCCCAATCCGCACAAGATCGTTCCAAGCCGATTCCGTAATATTTGCAAGTTTCCACGGATTTACCATGTTTAATCCTCCCTCAACGCAAGGTACACAATTCCCAGCCCAATCGCCGCGGCAACCCCGACCAAAGCAAATGTCTGCGCATTCACACCGATCTCCATAGTGCCACCAGTCGAACTCTTCTTAGCCGATTTCAATCCAAGATTAATAGGAATTGTCGTCGTCTTCCCCCCGGTCAACGTCACCGTAAAGGCATCAGCAGAATACAAAGAACCATCTGCCCTGATCACATGCATCCCCGGCGTAAGGACCACCGTAGTCCCCCAAGAAGCAAGAATCCCCACTGGAGTCCCATCGACATAAATCACTGCATCTTTTACGTCTGTCCTGTTCGGGGTAAAAATCGCCGTACTTTGAACAAGACTCGGAGTTGGAGTACTGGCAATCACGTTGAAAGATGCAACCCCCTGCACCCCAATGGTTGATTCCGACTGTTCCCTCGCTCCAATCTGATACGCCCCCGACGCATCGTTCGATAACGTAAACGTAGCAGAAACTGTCTGAAGCTTTCCAGATGCAAAAATATCTGGGATCCCTAATCCAGAGTTCCCAACGGTGACCACAGGGCCTGCCTGCCAAACCTGCCCGGTCCTCCGCATGTATAAGTAGACAACCCCCCCGGTCTCTACTCCTCTCTGTACGGTAACCGTGGCAACAACCGAATCCCCGGGTTTATAGGATGTCTTCGGTACCGAAACGCCCACCACTTTCATACTGTATCGTTTCGCGCGGCAACATTTTTAAAGGTTTGGTAGACATTAACTTTTATGGACTATACGATGTCAGGAACCGTCCTCTGCATGGCCGGCATCCCAATTGAAAACGCCACGGTAGTGGTAGACAATAAATTTTCACTGACAAACGAAAATGGAGAGTTTTCTATATCTGGAATCTCCGAAGGCCACAACGTCCTTAAGGTAATTCACCGGAAATACTACACCCTCATCCAAGACGTGCAAGTGCGTTCAAACCTTCCCGGCACAATAATCTACCTGAAGCGGATCTCATCATGACCTCTATTTTAGAAGTAAAGAAAACAATCCAAAACATCATAATGCGAGACAGACGCATATCCGGTCTCGGGGTATCTCCCGACAAGCAAAAAATCATCATCTACACTCAGGCCGACAAAAACGGATGCCCATTCATCAACATCCCAAACAGAATGGCAGGATTTCCCATAGAAATCGTCTGTCTCAACCCACTGAACCCGAACTTCACGGAACCCGTTCCAGAATCAAACACCCCCTCCAAACTTCGGTACCGCCCAATCTGCGGAGGAATCAGTGCAGCACACCGTGACGTTTCAGCAGGAACCCTCGGGGCAATCGTAGAAGATGCCACAACCGGAGCCCCCCTTCTACTTTCAAACAATCATGTATTCGCCAACTGTTCTACCGAAGATCATCCAAACGCCCAGGTCGGAGATCCCATATATCAGCCCGGCCGGGCGGACGGAGCGGTCCAAGATAAAGACGTTGTTGCAACCCTTGCCCGATGGATTCCGTACAGCACAACATCCGACAATCTCGTCGATGTTGCCGTTGCAACTCCAAAACCAGGAGTAATCACATCCGGAGTCATACTTGGAGAAAACGGCGAATTCACCGTTCCGGGCGACATGATCCCGATAACAACAAAAACCCACGTAAAAAAGTTTGGAAGGACCAGTGGATTTACTAACGGAGATATCATCGACTGGGACTTTGCTACAACCATGACCTACCCCGGAGGAGCAAAAGTCAGATACGTCGATCAACTCCTTGCAAAACTCGACACATACGCCGGAGACTCGGGCTCCATTCTTTTAGATGATAACGATAACATCGTAGGAATGGTTTTCGGTGGAACCGAAGTCAATGGAGAAAGATTCGCCGTAGCAAACAAAATAAGAAACGTAGCTGCGCTTGCAAATTTAAAATTCGTCTAAAAATTTTATCTTCTAATATTCATTGCGTACGATATCGCTGCTGCCTTTTTATAAAGTTCGAGCCCCGGTTCCTGGGACTGTATTTCACCCAGCCACGTGTCCACAATCTCGTGATAATCTTCAAAAAAGTCCTCTTTTACGATCCCCTTATGAATGATTTCCCGGCTCACCATTTTCAACTTGGCAACCGCGCTCGGATCCATCTCCGATATAGTTTCTTTTATCTTTTTCTTTTCCTCGGTGGAAAGCTGCACCCATGTTATTCTCGTATTGTGCAAATGCTTACTGAAGGGAATCAGCGACATACGACCTCCTATTCTGATCTTCCTCAAATAAAAGTTTACGGTTTGTGCATAAACATCCAGACAACACCCTCGACGATCGTGGCAATAATCGCCCCGGCAGACCCCCCGTACACGCAGCACCTCACCTGTAATTCCCGAATATCTGCACTCGTCACCTTATCAATTTCAGCAACCTGCTTCCTAAGGGCCTCGAGGTTTTCATCGTGCCTCTGTAACTCAATAATTACGTGAGTACCCCACTTGCCCCACCCATCGTCGCCTCCAGTATCACCAAGCGGAGTTCTATCCATTTCCAACCCGCCGAATCAACACCCAGGAGCTTCTGTTTCCAGGTACACCGTGACAATAAATTCCTGGCCAGTTTTCTCATCAACTTCAGTTATTTTCGTCATGCGAATGACACACTCGGATGGCTTCCCATCTTTCCTCTTCAGGGTAGTAGGGGTACGACTATCAGTACATCCTTCTTGAATCTGCCCCATCCGAAGCCACTCTTCCTCGCTCCGGTACAAAATTCGAGTGCTTTGACCAATCAATTCTGACTTTTTATATCCGGTTATCTCTTCCATCCTCCGATTCGCATACGAAATCACTCGGTTTAATGTAATCATCATGCCAAAAGGAGTCATATCCAAAAGCATCGTCAACCGGGATTCCGCCACAGCAAGCGACCGCTGCTGCTCAAAAAGTTCTGCTGTCTGGGCCCGGATAAAATCATTTTTTGCATTCAACTTTTTCGTGAGATCTACCAGAGCCTTGAGATTTTCACGATTATCGTTATAAGTATGAGTTTCCTGCAATATTCCACCCACTATAGCATGTTTACAGAAAAGTATAAAAAAGGCACTGTCACTTTAACCTGGCTATGGCCGTGATCTCTGCCCCCGCATCCAACGGAATTTCAACATACACCACGGTTTTTTCATCGCGGTACTCCCCGCTCACCGTGAACTTCGAGAGCCCCAGATCCGGATTGTCAATATAGTGAAAACCCGATTTCTTCATCCCATCTCGAATTTCATCATGAACGGTTCCCTCCAAAAGCAAAAGCTTTTTCAAAAAATCGCTACATTCCACTTTCTTTTCTTCTGGAACAGATTTTTCTCCTCGGACTTTTACAACAAACCACTCCTTATTCACACAATCGTATTCGATTTTCACCCCGAAATCTCCGGCCCTGTAAAAAATCTCTCCATCTCCAAGAAAAAAAGATTCGTAATCTACGCCGTATTCTAAAAACAACTTCTTAAACTCCTCGCCGTGCTTAAAAAACGCATCCGAACGAAGATCTGCTGCTGTTTTCCCAACCAAAACCACCGTCTTGGCCACATCATCAATTTCAGAAAAACCCGTGCTCATCTTCCTCTAGCTCCCATGAGTTCTTCCGTCGTTACTCTCACACGGTCCTTAAGTTCCTGCTGCTTGCCCGAATTCCACCCGGACACATCCTGAAGATAACCAGTGACTCGACTGATCTGAACCACGTCATGCGATCCGCACTTCGGACACTTAGGTTTTCCGCACAGCGGGCAGTACGCGATCGAATCCGAAACCTCGTGAATGCAAAGATTGTGATCCAACGGGCACATTATAATCAAATTCGTTTCCCCGCAATTTGGGCATTTCAACTTATCCGGATCCTTCAATTCCTTCGGATAGGGAAACGTCACATGGCACGTCGGACACTTGTAATGCCTCTCATCGAGAGGAATCGATAGAAAATCGAATCCTTTTCCCACCGGTCCGAGCTTAGAAAACCTATCTACGACAGAACGTATATCATACTCGGAAGGTGGCTTTTGTTCCATGGGATCTCATATGACCCGCGGCCGATAAAAAAGTTATGTTTTATTCAGTCCCGATTTATCCCGAGCATCGCCCGAAAAAACGAAACTATTACATCCAGTAACCCCTTCCAGAACCCCACTTCCGGCACCGGCTCCGGGCTAGGAACCGGATCGGGATTCGGAGATGGCAAAGGGTCGGAATCTGCCGGCCGCGCTGGAAATGCCACGGCCGTCCCCGCTAAAATCACAATGATCTGAATGTGCCCGGTTCGGAAATACGGCTGCATATAAAGCTCGTCTCCGATCGTGTTGACCAGCGGAGTAGTGCCTCTCCACGAATTTACAAACCTCCAACGCCGTTTTCCATCCTTTCTGGTCCACCCTACCAGGCACACGGCATGATACCCGACAATTCGAGACACGCCAACAATCGGATCCGGGAAATCCCCACTCGGCGTAGCCCCTCCATAATTGTCAAAAATCGGTATGGTCATCCAGCATCCGCCATACGTCGTTATGGCGTCCATTATCTGAAGGCTCGGATCCCCGTTTACACCGTCGAGAATAACAAAATCTATTCCCTCACGGTCGAACTTGTACTTCGGAAGAGTCTCTTTGACCAGGTCCGCGAACTTTCCCGGGGGAGTCACGTACTGCCCCTCTTGAGTCTTTCCGGTTGGCCACATCCATTCAGGTACGATACCCTGATGCGTGATCACATCCGCTCCGTCCGTTATCAGTGCTCCATCCTCGGAGTCAGATGGTTTCACCCGCAGCATATTCCGGGCCAGATAGTAAATCGCCGATGCACTCACCGTATCGTCGGGAAGGATATCAACGACCACCCCGTCTTCTAGAGTCACATCCATCTTCTTGATCTCCGACTCTTCCGGGCTCGTCGGAATCTTCATTATACCCATCCGTAAAAGCTTCGAGAGACTCGCTCCCGAGCACCCGACACAATCCCCCTCTTCAGACTGATCGAGATGTGCCAGATTCTTTACGCCTGACGAAAGATAGTCATCCGGATAAGAAACCACCTTTGCCATTCGAGAAGAGATCTGACTAAACCGCAACTTTTCCGGCCTGTCCCGAGGTTTCGGACCAAATCGGTGCTTAACCCGATACCCCTTTTCAGACTTGTAATCCACGACAGAACGAAGATCTCCCGCCACCGCTCGGGCCACTTCGTCCCGGTCCTCTTCTGGAAACTCTTTTTTTATTTCGTCGATGGTAGCAAATCGTTTTTTCAGCAAAATCTCAATAATTCGTTTCTTTATTTCGGTTTTTTTCATGCAGCACGCTCTGAACTCTTACCTTGCATTTCCATCGCAATCTTCTTATTCTTTTCTGCAACCTCAAAAACCGACAACAAATTTTCCATCGGAACAGAAACCAAGCACTTTTCCGAAAGCGAAATGACTGCAAGCCCCTTATCAAAACTTATCCTTGAAATGCGTGCGATATAAAGAAAACCGAGCGGATGCAACCATAAAACATAGTCTCTGAGGCGAAATCGGTTTTTCAAAGCAAGTCAGTATCTTCGTAATCTTTAAAAATATTTAAATTCTCTTCACACGAACGTATCTCACAATGACAATAGTCACCGACAAAGCAGCCTATTTTCCCGGGGAGCCCATCGCCATCTCTTCACTCAAGAAAAATTCTACCGTCTATCTTTCTCCTCTTCAGGCTGGGTCCACACAATTGAACTGGACCCCACTTGAAAAAACCTCTTCTGGCGAGTACCGTGCTCCAGAGACCACAGGGATGTACGCCGTTGGAACCAACGAACTGGGAGGAATCCTAACCGAAACCATTATACAGGTGATAAATACCCCTGTAAAAACTACTCGGACAATCGGAATTTGTCTCGTGGCCACTCTTGGAGCCGTAACAATTGCAGCCATTGGTCTCGGATACTATGCATATCGCAAGCTGAAAAAGCCCAAATAATCAAACCCCCCTCTTTTTGTTTCCCTTTTACCCTTTCCTGAAGCCTCCGATCGCAGATCGTTCCCGCGTCCACCTCCTCTCCTGATTTCATCGTATTTCTCCCAGTTTTTCCGTGCCGCACGATCAAAACGATCAATTACGGACAAAAAGCGCAAAACTATTGACAATCGAGCGCCACACTATAACTATGAAATATCCCTGCCCATGGTGCGGAAGAGAGTTTGAAACCGATCGCGGGGTCTATGCGCATCTGAAAGGATGCAAACCCTACGTACGGTGGAGAAAGAAGCATTCAGAGATACACTTTATGGTTTTCATGAGGACCGGCTGGCGTCAAAAAATCTTCTTTCCAGGCTTCAAAATAAAAATTCCTACCGTTAGAAAACCAAGAAATCAACCTCTGAAAAATCAAACAAAAAAAAGCGCAAGCTCCAAATCGAAAAAGAAGCCCAGAAAACTTTTATGTACATAACATTATACCATTTTTCAAAAAAATAAAAATGCTACGGGCTCCTTTTGAAAACACGAATCCAAAGGAAAAGTGTGATTTGATTCAATCCAAGCAAGCAAAATGCTCCAATTCGGTTTATTCGAAAGGTGATTTCAGAAAAGTTTTATCTTATTTTTTCGATAATAATACAACCTCCAAAAAAGTGCCATCCGGACGCATATCATGCTCAAAACGACTGAAACCCCCCTAAATTTTTCGAATTTTTTTGCGATTTTTTGGATCTTCATCAGGCGTAAAAGTAAGTCAAAAAATCGGACAAAAGCGCATTGTCCAATTTGAAATCGGAGCTCAAATTGAAGACTTGTTCTCTCGGAGAAAAAAAATCGATCAAAAAAAGTTGCTGTATAGTACAGATCTAGGAAACGTTTTTTTAAGGCCAATTTTATAATAAAGTTACATAAAAGAAGTACCCAGTACGGCAGGATTGAAGCGATCCTCCCAATTATCGTGCCAAACGATGTACGAGTAGCGCAAAAATAGTGGGTTTTAGACGAAAGACAGGAGAGAGGATATGGTATCCTTTCGGGTAGCTTCGTCGGAGAGCTGTGACAAGATGTTTTCGTTGATCTGGTACATCCTGTGAAGTTCTCCTATGGTTGACATTGAGGATTTTAGGATGTTTGTTTCTGCCATGCGAGCTATGACTTTCCGGATGGTTTTCTTGTTTATTCGGCTGGAAGTTCGCTGGAAGCAGTAGTTTACCAGCGTGTCTTCAGAGCATTTTTGTCCTCTTCCGAGGGTCGGTTGAGATAAAATTTCTGTACCGACACGTTCTATTGGAAGGTTGTACGATTCGATGGCCTCCTGGTAGTTGTTCATGTGCTGAGTAATCAGGGCCTTGGCTTCATCGATGCCGGCCGGTCGGAACGGGCGGGCGGGAATGTGTTCTGCCTTTTCGTCGGCTACCCGTGTCATAACCGGGTCGATGAGCCTTCTGAATACCGATATGAGCGGATCAATGGGCGTTGTAGTGGGTACCGGGATGATGGTGACTCCGCTGTACTGGGCCCCGGAGACGAGGGTCTTGTGCCTCTCGGAGTACACGACGATTTTGATATGATCTTCGAATTTTCCCGGGACCGGAGCGGTACGAAGGATACCGTTTGTTGTTTCGTCCATCTGGATCCTTCGGATAATGTTTTCGAGTTCGGCGATTTTGTCTCGCAGGGCCTCGTAGTTTTTTTCTTCTTTTTCCTGGTCTGCACCATCTTGGGCGGGCTGAAGCATCAGTTCCCGGTAGTGGTCTCGCATGGCGGTCCAGTACGGGGTGGCAAAGTTGCACGAGTAGACGAACGTCATGTGGTAGAATGGAATGTCCAGGCCACGGGAGATAATACTGTTTTGGTAGAACACGTTTCCGCGGCCGGTTGCCCAATTGTTATGGATCTCGTCGATTCGATGATCGGTACAGGCTATAGACCCCCCTCCGAGGTGGTCGGTTACAAACGACTGTGATTCGGTGGTTGATGTGAGGAGAAGGAACGGTGTTTTTTGTTGATACTTGCGATTGGTTTCGGAATACAAGTGAATTAATTTCCAGAGGTATTGGGAGCTGTTCATTGTCTCTTCGATTTCGTCATCTGGATTATCGAGATTTTCTGGTGCCCCTTCTTCGGTATCTTCGATTTCCGGGTGTTTGAATATTTTTTTCTCTTTTTCGGGGTCAAATATCTCAAAGAACACGTAATTATTTGAGTATTTGAAATTCTGCATGGTTATGGTCTTTATTTCATTTTTTTCGATTTCGAGGCGATCTGTTACGTCTTTTACGAAAATCTCGGCTTCTGTTCCTCCGATCACGACCATTTTTTGGAACTTTGGAACGAAAAGTAATGTGTGCTCTGAAATTGCGAAGAGAGTGGATGGGCCGGGCTTTCCGTTTCTTCTTCCTCCGATCCACGCGAGCGCCGGAGCATGGAGCGGATCGAATTGAGACGTTGCCGGATACAGTAGTGGCTCGAACAACTGGGCCGCATCAGAGTTGGTTTTATGAATGTCTTTAGAATATTCGTCTATTTTTCGTAGGATTTTATGTTTAGTTTCGTCTTCGAGATTGTTGGAAAAATCAACTGTTTTGATAAGCTCGTGCATTCTGGCAATGCTTTCTGGAGAGTTATTTTCAATGGCGGCTTTCATGTACGTGTTTACGAGTTTCAGTTTTGAACAGAGTTCCATTATGGTTTTATTGACGGTAGTTATCCGACGTTTTCCTTCGCACTGCTCTGAAACTTTTTGTTCGAGTTTTTCGATAAACCACATCATCTTTTGGGAAAGCAGATTTTGAATTGAATAGCCGTCTTTGGTCCGGTACTCGTTTGCCAGCTCAATGCACACCGGGTAAAAGCTTCTTGTTGTAGTATCTTCATCGACGATGAGAAGCTCTCGTTCTTTGAGGGATTTGATTTTGTCCGAGGTGTTGTGGTAGTACGGCACGGTGAAACATATGTCGGCGATTTCTTGCGCCAGGTGAAGAGTGTAATAGGGGCACATTTCCTGAGGGATGTCTTTTACGGTGAGAATTTTCTTCTCCCTGAGGAGTTCGTGTGCTTCCTTTTGGAGTTCCATGAAGGTGATACCAACGCTCCCTTCGTCGATCGTGTCGTGGGGGCATTTCGGGCAGTGCTGGCAGTTTTTGTTTAGGTCGTTTTCGTTGCAGGCCAGTTCTTTGCCTACGGTGTGTACTGCCATGAGGTGCTGCTTGTCGGGCCGGGTGGAAATGATGCGTCTGAAGATATTGAGAGCATTGGCTACTGTCTCGTGGGTAGCTGCAAGGTAATTTGCGTTTCCAGACTGTATTGCCCACATGATTGCACGGAATGTTTTCCCAGTGCGTGGACCGGTCTTGAGCAGGGTAACTATCCATGAAGGGAGATTTTCTGGGAGCTCTGCTACGATAGAGACTGGAAGGTCAGTACAGTTTTTGGATATGAGGTCGTCGTGAGTTTCGATTATTTTGTCTTTTGCGTGCGCAATGGAGGTGATGAGGTAGTCGTGCCGATCGAATTTCGGGCGGTACCGGTGGGTCATCATGATGTTGAAGACTTGTTGATCGGAAAACCCATTTTTAAGAAGCCTGAAGATGGCCGATTCATCGGCTTCACTGCCACTGGGGAATTTTTGGTTTCGATCTGGTCCGTCGAGGAGTTCGTCTAGGACGGGATCCCGTGCTCGAATTTTTGCCAGGGAGACTCCGTGTGAAGCGATTGTAATGGTATCGTCTTTTGTTGATATTGGCTGGTTGGTATCGATATTTACGACAGATGCCATTTGTTTTTTTCTTTGCTGAACGGCGTCTTTTGTTGGATCGTTGAGCTTGAACCATGGGAACTGTTTGAATATGAGGTTCAAGTCGAGAACTTGTATGGGTGAATCCCATACAACTTCGTAGACCCCGGTTGCATCGTCGGAGAAACCTTTTGGTCCTTGTTTTGGAACGTACGAGCCGGGGCAGACCACGTATTGATTTTTACAACGGAGTTCTCCGGCGTCAATAAGTGGTTCTCCGTCTTGATGTTTGTCGGGAGAATAGTAAATATGGGGATTGTCGGCTAGCCCGGGGTTCTGGAAGTAGAACTGATACCCGCCGCTCCTTGTTTTTACTCCGAATGTATTGAGGGTCTGAGCAAATTCTGATATTTTGTCGAAGGGAACTACGGTGTTTCCCGGGCTGCTCGGGTCCATATCGAAATCGACGAAGCATAGGCCGTCTTCGAAGGCGTACGCTCCGTAATTGTACAGGTTTTTTCTGATGATGGTTTTAATAGTTTGGGGGGTTATCGACAGGGCTTCTCTTCCCTCTGGACTGAGAGGTTTCACGCCCTTGCTTGCGTGGATGACTTTTCCTTTGGATTTGATCCTGAAAAAATAGATATTATCGAGGTGAGTTTCTTCGACTCTGCGCAAGAGAGCTTCTGCAAAGGATACCTTTATATAGCCCGGAAGATTATCGGTAATTGTAGGTTTGCGCGAGTTATCACCATCCAAGGTGCTCACCTCTGTTACCGTTTCTGTAAAAATGCGGTATTTTTCGCGCTGCCTCGACTTGGATTGAGGGAGAGAGATCTCGGGTCGTTGTGGTTCGGCCCGGGAAAAAATCTAGGAAATTCAACACGAGCTTTTTTATAGAATTGTTTTTTCCGTGGCGCGCGTGTGAATTCATTCGAAATTCGACCTTGCTTTTGAATTTTGGCTTATGGTATAGAAGATGAGATAGTCGATACTATCCATCAGCGAGCGTTTGTCCATATGTTTCGGCTGATATTTAATTTTGTTTGTTTCGTTTAGTCCATCGTTTCTATGTTATCATCTGAAGGGTGCATGTTTTCGGCGTGGAATGTTCTTGCGAGCTCGATGAACTGGTTTCCCCATTCTTCGGCCTTTGATTTTGGATATACATGAAGTTCTGCTTCCAGTTTTGGGTTTTTCCAAGCGTCGGGGGTGATTTTTATGATTGCCACCCGGTCGGGGCGTTCGTCTTCTGGGAAGGACATGAAGTACCCCCCGAGCTGGAGTAGGTGAGTTTCTCTGACCGCGCTGGACGTTTTGATATCGAACAAGATCTTTTCGTTGTTGATTCTGGGGCATGTGAGCGGGCAGCAGAGATCGAATTTTCCCGAATATTTTTCTTTTCTGTTTAGGATTTTGGATTCTACTCTTCGTGGAAATCCGAATTGGAGGTGCTTTGTTTTGATGAGCTGCTGAAACATCATGGACGATAGCTCAAGTTTTGTTACAGTGTCGGAGTACCATTTATACATCGGAAGCAGATCGCTGGCGTCCAGGCAGTACCCGGACAGGGGGTTTAGGATGGCAAAATGGACTAGGGTCCCGGTATCTGCCGATTCGGTCAGAAGTTTTTTCCAGTTCTTGTTACGGGCTTTCCAGAGAGTTATTCCTTCTGGTTCTGGGAGGACGGTTTGTAATATGGTTGTTACAGACGGAAAATACGTTTTAGTTTCTGGATCGAAGTAATAATGTGACATTTGTTTTGGGAATTCTTCTTGTTTGTATTTAACGGTGTCGTTCCGTGTAGTTTTGAGAAATTGAGTTCAATTTGAAAACCTTAATATAGATTCAACTTCCTAGTAGATGCCATATGGCTGAATCAAAGCTTGACAGAAGTCCGGAGGATGAGGACGACTCGAATGAATTTTACAAGGTTTCAGAAGTAGCACAGATGTTGAAAGTGAGCAAGAGGACTGTTTTGAATTGGATCGATGACGGGAGTCTTCTTGCGTTCCGGCCCAGCCCGGGTATCATTAGGATTGCAAAGAAGGATTACGACGCATTCGTTGCCATATCTATGAGGTGATTTACCATGGTTGAAATTATTGCACAGACGCTTTCTGAAGCGCACGAGGCGGCATTCGACGCAATTTTAGAGTGCCACAAGGAGATTGACATTCAGACGCACGTTGACAAGAAGGAGTTTACGCTTGAGTTGGAAGGACCCAACGGGAGTGATGACTTCATGGTGATCAAGGTTCTTCACCCGTTGCAGGAGCCACAGATTTCGGCGGGATCGAACTTCGGGCCGAAGTTTACGGAGGCGTACAAGAAGCAGTTTTTGACGCTCACTCCTCCGAGGGAAGATGGCAACGGGGCCGTGTATACGTACTGGAACCGATCGGAGGACTTCCCGATACTTGGGCTTCGGTTTGACCTTCTGGGGAGAGTTTGCGGGACATTTCAGAAGGGAAATGGCAGGGGTGATGGATATAAGCAGATCTCGAAGCTTATTGAGAAGCTTTCTGCGGATCCGAATAGTCGGAGAGGAGTCATTATCACGTGGAGCCCGGAGCTGGATGCCGAGAGTCGAGAACCTCCGTGCATGGACCTGTTGCAGTTTGTTATCAGGAACGGAAAACTGAATGGCCGGCTGGTTTTTCGGTCTCAGGATATGCTTCTGGGGCTGCCTGAGAATCTCGTGGGAGGGGCGGCTATGCTGGAATACATTGCAAATGCGCTTGGAGTACCGGTCGGGCAGTTGACGATCGTGTCACTCATTCCGCACATTTATAAGAAACGCGACGAGAGCGATTTTGACAAGCTGCGGGCATATATCTTCGAAAAGAAGACTTTTGGAAAGTGGACTGTAGAAATAAAGTGGTAGACATGGGACTTTACCGGAAAATTGTTGATGCTGCCGTACGGTTTGCTTGTCACGAATTCTGTCCCGAGGAGAGAAGTCCCGGGACAGTGGTGGGGAACCGGTACCGTCCGGTTGCCCCAGGAGTTTTCGTGAGAACGAGGGGAAGACAATGAGCCATGGGAATTGTTTGATGGAGTATCAGTGCAATATTTGCGTGACCCGATGCAGCAGGTTTCGGAAATTGTTATCGGCGATCGTCCCGTGGCCGTGCTCGAGATTTTCTAGGGGTCCTGAAGAATCGCGCGAGGTTCACCCCCCGGTATGCAACAGAAAAAAGATCTGCTTGAAAGGAGGAGCAACCATCGAGGTAAATGGGGATTTTCGGGCATGTTGCATTGGAGATTCGTGCTTGAGTTACCCCTGTGATCAAATTAAGAAGGAAAGTAACAAATGACAGCAGACGATCAGATATCCAATTGGTTCCCTTACGAGAGTTACCGACCGCACCAGGAGGAGATGCTTCGCGCCGTTTACGATGCGGTTTCTGGTGGAAAGACGATACTAATCAATGCTCCGACGGGTAGCGGGAAATCCAGTAATATTTCCGCGGTGTTGGCAGCAACAACAGTTCGGCCGGTTATTGTTGCAGTGAGAACGGTTTCTCAACTGAACATTTTTGTCCGGGAGCTTGAAATGATTCGTCGGAAGAATCATGCCGGGCTTAAATTCTGTTACATTGTGGGTAAGGGAAAGGTTTGCCGGGTATACGGAGAGATCGGGGTAAACGAGCGATGTAAGATGCTGAAGAAGGCGTCGTTGTCGAGGATAAGACACGATGATATTCAGTCGGACTTATCCGGGCAGCAGATCAGATATGATGCTGCGAACCCGACCTTTTGCCCGTGGTATGTAAAGTCAAAAGATTACGACGACGACTTTGGGAAAGCGGTCGATTCGGAGGAATTGTGTAACAAGGCGGATGTATTTAGGTCAACTCTGGTTGATACCGACAAAGTGAAGAGTTTTGCCGGGGAGGTTTGCCCGTACGAGATGATGCGGAGGGCCTCGCAAGAGTGTGACGTGATAATTGTAAATTATCAGCATGTTCTCAATCCAACTATCCGGAGAAATTTGCTTGGACGGTTTTATCAGAATGACGAGGAGAAGCCCATCTTGGTGATCGACGAAGCTCACAATTTGGGGAATTCTCTTGAAGAGTTGCATTCTGTACAGATAGACCGGAAGACGATAGACCGGTCTGTAGAAGAGCTTTCCCGGCCGGCAGTTCTTGAAGTTCTGGGGGAGAGTTGCACTGCAACTGAAATCGACGGAATTTCAGTGATTTTGGGGAAAACGGCCGATCTGATTCGAGATCACGATGAAATGTTCAAGGGGGAAGAAATTTTTGATTACCGACGGCTTTGGGACGAAATGAAGTTGTCGGAGAAGAATCCGTGCAAATTTTTTGATTCTGTTTACGAGGCTTTAGAGGGTCATCAGAACAATGTGGATGGACGGGTTAAGAAGCCGGACGCCGAAGACGAGAGCTGTAAGAGTCTGCTGAAGATGGCAGGTTTCTTTTCTATGCTTTCTCACAGCATGGTAAAGGATCCGTTGTCAGATCCGTTGGAAGAGCAGGAAGACATGTCTATCGTGAAGATTTTTGTTAAAAATCAAATGGGGTCTGCCTTAAAACTGCGTTCCATTGATCCGAGTCGTGATGCTCTCGAATTGAAAAAGGCGCATGGTTCTATCGTGCTGATGAGTGGGACGCTTCACCCTCCCGAAGTATATGGAAAATATCTGTTTGGGGACGAGTCGGCGGGGTCCTTGGCATACTTGTCGCTTCCGAATGTGTTTCCCGAGGAGAATCGCAAGCTTGTGGTCTGCGTTGATGTGACCACCACTTACAAGGCGATGAATGAGAAAGGCGGAAATATTGTGGAAAATGAAAATAATATGCGAATTTTTAATTATATCCATGAGTTTATTCGGATCCCTGGAAACATAGCGGTGTATTTTCCGTCTTATTCCATGCTTCGGAAGTATTCGTTTATGATTCAAACGAGCAGGTATGGGAAGCTTCGAAAATTTTATATGGAGCCACAGAATTCGAGGGAGGCGGCTCGGATTTTAGAAGAATATATGGGTTTGCCAGCTCGCGGGGAATCTGGAGTTCTTCTTGCGGTCGCAGGAGGAAAATTCAGTGAGGGCATAGATTATCGTGGCGATACGATGGTGGGAGTAATGGTTGTAGGGCTTCCATTGGCTGCGTATTCTCCAGTTATGAAGCAAATTATTCGATACTACGAGAAGAAATTCGGGACCACTGGGAATTTCATTGCGTACACGTTGCCGGCACTTAACCGGGCTCAACAGGCTTTGGGGAGGGTGATTCGCACTGAAAGAGACCGGGGGTTTTTGGTGCTCTGCGAGAGGAGATACTTGGAAAACATGAGATCTTTGCCGAAGTGGATGAAGGATGAGGCGGAGCGGTGTGTGTCTTCCGAATTCCATGGACTTGTTATCGACTGGAAGGAATCTGCTGCCACGGAGTAGGTTGATGCTCGAAATAGATCGGATTTATTGCGGAGATTCTTTGGATTGGATCCAGAGGATCGATGATAACTCGGTAGACTTGGTTGTTACGAGTCCAAAATATAACGTGGGGTTGCAGTACGACCAGTGCCAGGACATGATGCCGTGGCCCGAGTATTATAATTGGTGCCGCAAGTGGATGCGGGAGGTGTACCGGGTCATTAAGCCGGATGGAAGGTTCTGCTTGAACCATTATTTGTCGTGCGGTACTTCGAAACACCGGAGCGCTCCATTGATGGATTTAAATGCTATTTGCGAGTTCGAAATTGGATTCAATCATCATGGCTTTGCCGTTTGGACTGAAAGTACGACTTGTAAGAGACAGGCGTGGGGTTCCTGGTGCTCGGCGTCGGCCCCGTACGTGAGCTCCCCGTTGGAAGGCATTGATATTCTTTATAAGGATCACTGGAAACGGGACACGAGGGGAGAAAGCACCATCACAAAAGAGGAGTTTATGAATTGGACTCTGGGGATTTGGAAGATGCAGCCGCAGCAGTCCCGGGGTGGATGCCCGGCTCCATTTCCGTTGGAGCTTCCAAGGAGATGCATTGATCTCTTGACGTACAAGGGGGATTTGGTCCTCGATCTTTTTAATGGATCCGGAACCACTTGCGTGGCTGCGAAGCAGGGGGGAAGACATTATATTGGAATCGATATTTCCCCGGCGTATTGTGAGGATGCAAGGGAGTGGCTTGAGACGGGAGTGAGACCCAGGCGGCCGACTTTGAAAAAGCACGATACGGGGAAGAAAAGGACTCTTGATTGTACACCAACGAAATACTGCAAATGCGGAGCTATAATTTTACGGGAGGAAACGATGTGTGAAACTTGTCGTTGGAAAGGAAAACTTGCAAAGAGGGGTGAGAAGCATAGAGAGGCCGAGCATCTGAAACGGGCAACTTTGTCGGAGCTTCTAAAATGACACTGGAGTTGTTGGAGAAGAAGCTCGCCAAGGCGAAGAAAAATGCCGATTACGAGAGGGAACGTTACGCGAGGATTCGAGCGTGGGCAATTTGGTATTTGGGAGGAAAGTGCGCACACTGTGAGGGAACTGAAAACTTAGAAATTCATGAAATTGAACCGGTGCTGGAGGGAAGAGGAAAACGGCAAGGGTGGAGAACGCTCAAGCGTTGGATGACATTGATCCCGCAGGGAGGGTGTGTACTGCTTTGCCGGGAGTGCCACATAACTTTGGGGCACCACGGAAATACAAATGACTTGAAGAAGGTGAAACGAGACAATGAAAGAAAATAGGCTTATAACTTTGATGAAGAAGAGAAGTAACGTTGCCGTGAATGGTCAGCGCATGATTCCCCTGGATATAGTTACGGAGGTCTTTGAAAATTCTCTTTTTGGGGAGTCTGTAGACGGCTACATGGATGTCGATTATTACAATGCCCATCGGGACGTTGCATCTCCCTTGATGAGAACGGAGAGCGGGATGATAACCGGGTTTTGGATGACCGGAAACGATTATCACAATGCATCCGGGTACTACGGGGCATATCCCCCGGGGTATATGAAAAAGATGTCCTTGCTGTTCCCGCGTCCAGATGTTGTGTTGCATCTGTTTTCTGGGAAGACTCCGAAGGGGAGCTGGGGGTCGTATCCAGTGAAGGAGGTGACGTGCGACATCAAGGAGGAAGTGCGCCCGGATGTTGTCGAGGATGCTCACCATGTGGACCGGTCGTTCGAGCCGGGAACTTTCGATCTGATTCTTTCGGATCCGCCGTATCTGTTGAATTACGAGAAGTATGGTACTTCTCCTGTCAACAAGAAGCTGGTTGTTAAAAAGTGCGCGCCTCTGCTGTGCAGGGGAGGGCACCTGGTCTGGCTCGATTGCATAATGCCAATTTGGGCCAAGCGGGATGGATGGAAACTTGTGGGGACTATCGGACTTGTACAGTCTACAAATCACCAGGTACGTGTTGCAACGATATTGGAGAAGATATCATGAACGGAAAATTTAGGATTGGAATATCAGGATCCCACTGCTCAGGAAAGTCCACTTTGGTAGATGCGCTTGCTGCACGAAAGGAATTCGAGGAATATCCTTTGATAAAGGAAGTTGCCGCGCAGTTTCCGAGGGGGAGACGCCAGCTTTTGACCACGCAGTTCGATATTATGACTGCTCAGATAAAGGAAGAGATGAAGTACAAATTTTTTATATCTGACAGGACGGTTATTGATAACATCGCGTATTCTCTGCTCAATTTCGAGGAATCTGTTTCCGGAAAAACCGATATCGACACGGTAATGGCAAGGATGAAGCAATTTTGTTTTTGCTTGAACCTGGAAAGTGAGTACATTGCAAGGAGACCATACGATCTCATGGTTTTTGTCGATGAGATGTTTCCAATAGAAGACAATGGAAATCGTTGTTTGAACGAGGATTATCAGGTTTGGATTTACAATTTCCTGAAGAACGAAATTTATGCTGCTGGAAATATTAATCGGATCCCGGTTCTTTACGTGGAGGGATCGACAGAAGAACGCATTTCAATGATTCTGGCGGCTCTCGACAGGATGATGAATTAAATGATTACAATGACGATAAATCAGGTGGAATATAGCAATTCTCACGACGGCCCGGTTATACATTTGTTTGGTCGTACCAAGAAGGGGGTTTCCGAGAGAGTGGATGTTACTGGTTTTCGTCCTTATTTTTATATTCCGGAAGAACAGGCAAAGGGAATGGGAATTCAGCAATCGGCCTCTCTCGATGAAGCTACTCAGTACAAGTCGATACGAGGAGAGGAGTTAAGGAGAATTTATACTCGGTCTCCGAGAGATGTTGCAGAAGTAAGGGAAAAATTCCGGCATTACGAGGCAGATATTCCATTCGGCACTCGATTTATGATAGACATGGGATTGACCGGGGCGGTTACGGTCCCCCAGGGGAATGTGTCGTATACGCAGGTAAAGCCCGCGGAACTTGATTCTCCTTCTCGGGTTTGTATGATTGATATCGAGTGTAACGATGAGAGAGGGTTTCCTGATCCGGAACGGGACGAGATATTGTGTATTACCTGTTGGGATTCGTTCGAGGGTGCGTACGTGACGTTTTTGCTGTCTCCAAGCATGGACACGGGCCGGAGGTTTTTTGAGAAATATGAATCGGGAAAGCTGGAAAATGGGTGTTTTGGAGAATTACATACGACGATGATTTATTCGGATGAGGCCGCGATGTTACGCGATTTTGCAACGTACGTGCGTGATAGAGATCCGGATATTTTAAGCGGGTGGAATTTTGCTGGGTTCGACTTGCCGTATATTATGGGCCGGATGGGAACACTTGGTATTCCGGCATCGAGCCTGGCGCGCATGCCTGGTCAGTCGGATCGGGTTGTTATACGGGGGAGAGCAATTTTTGATTTGCTTCTTGGGTATCAAAAGATGCATTTGACTCGGAAGGAATCATACCGACTGGATGCGATCGCAGAAGAGGAGCTGGGGCAGCATAAGGTTCGATACACCGGGACGATACACGATCTCTGGAAAAACGAGACTGAAAGATTCATCGAATATAACTTTAAGGATGTAGAGCTGTGCGTTCTTTTAAATAAAAAGGATAGTATAATTGAATTTTTCAGGGAGCTGGCGAGGTATGTTGGCTGTCCTTTGGACAGAACGACATCTTCTTCGGCAATTATTGATATTTACGTGCTTCGGAAGGCACATGGAAAGATGGTATTGCCTTCGAAAGGAAATTCTGTAGGAGACGAGTTCGAAGGGGCAACTGTATTTGAGCCGAGTCGTGGGGTACGCGAAAATGTGATTGTTTTGGATTTGAAATCGCTGTACCCAATGGCAATGATGACTATCAATGCTTCTTTGGATACAAAGGATCCGAAGGGGGAATTGGTTGCACCCAATGGGATTCGATTCAGAAAGTCCCCTGATGGCCTTGCACGGGGCATTATTATGGAGTTGCTGGCAGAGCGGGACACGCGAAAAGCGATGCGAAATAAGTATGCGTTCGGATCGAGGGAATACGAGGTCTTGGACATGCAGCAGGCCGTGATTAAGGTTATCATGAATACTTATTACGGGGTATCTGGGAACGAGAGGTTCCGTTTGTCAGATCGTGAAATTGGTGCTGCAATTACTTCTGTTGGGAGGGCCATTCTTGAGCACACCCGGAAAGTGCTGGCATCTCTTGGGTACGGGGTTATATACGGAGATACAGATTCGTGCATGGTTCAGCTGCCGGCCGGCTTTACTAAGGAGCAGACGATCGCGGAGGCAAAGCGTCTGGAAGGGATTCTGAATAAGAGTTATCAGGATTTTGCGGAAAAAGAACTGAATGCGAAGGTGCATTATTTTTCGACAAAATTTGAGAAGATTTATACTCGGTTTTTCCAGGCCGGTAAAAAGAAACGGTATGCGGGGCTTCTGACGTGGAAAGAAGGAAAGGATGTCAGGGAGGTTGATATGGTTGGCTTCGAGATGAAGCGAAGTGATACTCCTAGGGTTACAAAAATTGTTCAGAAAGAAGTAATGACGATGATTTTGGATGGTGAAAAATTTCAGAAGATTAAAGAATACTTGGCAAATGTGCTTCGAAAATACCGGGCCCGTCAATATCCTCTTGATGAAATTGGAATACCGGGTGGGATTGGAAAATCTCTTGCAGATTACGAGAATGCGGATGCTCAGATTCGCGGGGCAATTTATGCGAATACGTACTTCCATGCGGGGTTCGGAAAAGGAAGCAAGCCGAAGAGGGTTTATATTAAGAGTGTCACGGGGAAATACCCGAGAACCGATGTGATTTGTTTCGAATATGGAGATCAGGTACCGAAGGAATTCGTGGTTGATATTGAATTAATGCTGGAAAAGACGCTGAAAAAGCCAATTTCTCGTATAACTGATGCGTTGGGATGGAATTGGATAAGTATCGATCCTACTATGACGACATTGGGTCAATACGGGGAGGGGTTGCCGGATGGGGCTTAAGGTTGCGTGGGATATCGATGGAACTCTTTATTTTAACGTTTTGGAACTCGATTTCTTTGGGTGCGTTGATCGCTGGGGTGGAAGGGAGAAAGTGCTTCCGTTCAATCAGACGAATCCGCAAGTTCGTCTCGAAGAAGTTAAAAATGTGTTGACGTTCCGGCCGGAATGGATGAGGAAAATGACACTTTTGGAGCTGGTGAATCACGGGATATGTTCAGATGTGAATTTGATCATGAATCCGAGTGAACGCGACGACCGGCCTCATGAGTCTGCACGGTTTAAAGCAGACACGTTAAATGAGCGAGAATTTGACGTGTATGTCGATAATGATGATGTTCTTAGGAGGAACATGCAGCCGTACACAACGGCAAAGTGCGTCTCGGTAGAGGAATATTATTATGCTGGGGCGCAAGATATACGGATGCTGATATAAATGGTTGAAGGAAATTTTTTGGCATCGCGGCTGGCAGAAAAGGCAATTTCAGATGAGTGGTTTGCGCATTTCCAATACTGGATTGGATCGACTATCGTCGATCCCGGGAACGAAGATGTGATTGCGCAGTTGGTGGAACATTCTTCGGACGAATATGATCATGCGTCGGAACTTGCATGGTGGGTGAAGGACTTTTCCAGGGACGGGAGATTGCCATTCGTACTTACTGACGTTGGAAGGGCTGGAATGTATCAGTGTGGTCCCATAATTCCAAAGAGTTCTGACCGGGTGTCGATTGTAAAGGACAATTTGAAGGGAGAGCGATGCGCGGTCGAGTTTTACACGGGGTTCTTGGAAAAGCTGTCGAACGTTGATAGTTTTACAGCCGACCGGGATCTTGTGAGGATTTTGGAAAGCATTCTCGAAAAAGAGAAGGAGCATGTTTCAGATCTCGAGAAATTACTTCGTTAATTTTTCTTTTTTGTTAGTTTGAGAATGTTTATAAACTTCATGGTTCATAGAAGAGATGGCCCGGCTATACCGGGTGGAAAATCCCCAAGAGGAACAGTATGTCAGGAAACGACGTAAAAACGCTGAAAGTGTCAGACGTAAGTCTGGAAGAATTTGTTGAGTTTGTCAAGAAGAAGGATCCGGCGCTTTGCGAGCGGGCCGTAAAAGAAGGCCATCTGGACATTGCAAAGACGGTAAAAAGGGTAAAAGAAGAAGTTGTCCAGAACTTTTCTATCTTGACCGGTGTTACAAAAGCAGCCGCGGAAGTTCGGTCTGCTCTTGAGATGGCGCTTGCCAAGGAAGTTCCGTGCTACTATCTCGGGATGAAAGATCGCCCGGGTAGTAAGATGCCGGCGACCATGGCCCTGATGAAGCTTTCTGGAGAAGCTGACCGGAAGGGAACCCGGGCCACGCTGTTCGAAGCGAGAACATTCGATCCCAATCTGGAGATGGCCGATGGTACAAAGGTTCACCTCGATGGACTGGGAAAGATTACCCTGAAACTGAAACAGAATGACAAGTTCGATACGTTTGAGGTTGTCCAGCTGACACGGTACGAAAAGGTAGACCAGGAAAAACTCGCGTCGATTTTGGCAAGCATTGTCAACGATCCTCGCAAGTTTACATCGGATGATAAGTACAAGACTATCATCCTGATGGGGAACATCCGTGGAATTTATCCGGTGAACATACTTTCCAAGGACGAAGATGAGTCCTGGAAGGCGGTCGGGGAATACCCGCTGCTTGTTGCCAATGAGCTGGAGGGAGAGAAAAAGGAAATCACCCCGGTCTTTAAGATTGGCTTCGAACCGATCTACGGAGTTACTGTAAGGGTAACATTCGATGCGAGGAAATTCACTGCTCCGTACATTGGAGTGGAAGATATGATGGAGTGCGTAAAGTCTGCGGTCCATGATATCAAGTCTCCAAACGAGCAGGCCGCGGCGGTTGGCGAGATCATGGCCAATCGTGATGTGATCGTTGTCGGGTCCATATCGAAGGTCAGCACTAACAAGGCTGGATCGACGTTCATGGAAGTGAGCGGCTTTTCAATTGTCGATGCCCCTCAGAAGGTCAACTGGTTTGCTGACGCATCCACCACTGCGCCAGAGGAGACCAAGACCAAGGAAGCACAGGATGAAAAGCCGGCAGCGGCACCCGCGGCAGCCCCGGCAGCGGCACCCGCGGCAGCCCCGGCAGCGGCAGCCCCGGCAGCGGCACCCGCGGCACCCGCAGCGGCAGCCCCGGCACCCGCGGCCGAAAAGAAGAAGAAGAGCAAGGGGGCCGAACGGTCGTCTTCCGAGTCAGGAAGCAGTGCAGCCGAAGCTCCGGTGACCAAGTTCGATGCAGTAAAGGCGGCAATCCAAGAGTACTGCTCGAAACTTAATATGAAGCCCGAGCAGCTTACCGTGGAAATTGTCAAGGATCAGATTTGCCCAGCCGCGAAGAACGGGGTAATCGAGACGGCTCTTGACGAAATCAAGTCGGAAGCAACGGCATAGGCGTGTTGATCCAACATGCCAGCATCTATTTTTGATAAGACCCGGTTGCTTACTCCGGAGTTTGCAAGGTATATTTACAAGGGGGCTGGTGGAACCAGGGATATGAACCTGGCCGGGTACAAGCGCGCTATCGAAGGAGTCATTGTAGGTACCGAAGTAAAGGATGTGAAATTTCATTCATACTCGTATCAGAAGACGGCAGTGCTTGACGCGAATGTACTGATGCAAACGACGAACTTATGGGTATCGGTTGTTGTTTCGGTGAAAACGAAAGAAGGCGAAGTATATGAAGCGTGCGGAGAAGCAAACACCGATGAGCTTCACATAAAAAAGACGGAAAATAGTCTTGTGAGAATTGCAGAGTCTAGAGGACGAAAGCGAGCGTATGCTCAGGCTCTTGGAATAAGTCCTGAGGATTTCTTTGCCGATAAGACGAAAAAGTCTCGCATGGAAGATGTTGATACCCCCATGTGCGATCTTGATGGCGAGGAAGATGCGGACAAGGGATCTCGTGTGGATACTCCACCCGAGAAGAAAAAATTGAGTTTGGATGATCTTTGAGGAGGTGGCTGGATTTGGCTCCGAAATTTAATGAAGTGATAGTAGGCGAGAATGTTCAAGAGAGATTGGAGTTTAAAGAAGGTACTCCTGTGGTGTTGAGAAAATCGAGCCATCTTCCGTTCTTTTTTATTAGCGGGTATTTGAAACCGTCGGTTATCAAGGCCCTAGAAACGGATCTTTCGTATGAAGTGCAGGGGCACGAATATGCAGATACCTATAAGACGGGGGAGTGGGATGGGAAAGAGTTGCTGCTGTATGCCACGAAGAGAACTGGACAGCGATATTTTCCATCGGGTCTTTTAGACGTGGTAAAAGAGGAATTGGAGGATTTTGGAGTAGAATATACGGTGGATTATCCAGAAGTAGAAGATCTTTTTCACATCAAATTAAATTGGAAATCCGATATTGAGCTCTATCCCGATCAGCAGGAAGCTGTAGATGCAGCTTTGAATGCCGGTGTTGGAACGATATGCATGCCCACTGGCACTGGGAAGACAGTAGTGGCAATGGCGATAATGAATGAATTAAAAGTTAAAACCATAATTGTGGTTCACCGAAAAGAGCTGGTAAAACAGTGGGTAGACGCTTTATGGGAAACTTTTGGTTACGAAGCTGGAGTAGTGGGCTCTGGGAAAGAGAAGTGGAAGGACATTACGGTGGTGATGGTGCAGTCGATGCTTCGGAAGAAGGTGATGCCGCGGCCTTTTGATTTGATCATAATGGATGAAAACCATCATACTCCAGCGAAATCTGCGTATCGTCTGGCAATGAAATGTAATGCTACGTACAGGTTTGGTTTATCGGCGACGCCAAATCGTGCGGATGGGGCCGATTTGAAAATGTTTGCAGCCACGGGAAAAATAATTTATAAGTCTCGTCCGGAAAGTGCCATTTTGAAGCGTCGCATTGTGCGCCCAGAGTTCAGGTTTGTTGAAACCACTCATCCGAGAAGTATTTACCAGGGGATGCCGTTTCACGAGGCGTACACGCTGGGAATAACAGCCAACGAAGATCGGAATTATAAGATAGTTGCACAGGCGAAAGAGCTCTTGAAAGAAGGGCATAAGGTGTACATCCATGTTGAAGAGGTGGCGCATGGACAGTGGCTGGCCGGTCATATAGAAGAGGCCGAATTCGTGTGCGGGGAGGATAAGAAGGCGGTCCGTGATAAAATAATTAGAGATTTTTCAAGGGGAAAAATTAAAATTCTGGTGAGTACTTTGCTGGGGGAGGGGGTGAATATTCCGTCGATAACGGCGATTATAATGGCCGGTGGAAAGAAATCCGAATCGGGGTGTATTCAAAAGATAGGGCGTGCGTTGAGGGCACTGCCGGGGAAAAACAAAGCGATTGTGGTGGACTTCAGGGATAAGGGAGCATATCTTTTCGATCACTGGCAAAAACGATATGAAGCATACAAAAAATTTTACGGAAAATATTGCCCAAATTTGTAGAGAGGAGATACCGATGACAGAAGCATGTTTTGATAAGAATCGAGAGAAAGATTTCGTGCGAGCCGTGTATTCTGAATTTCAGACGAGAAAATTTGAATTTTATCATTTGGCTCGAAAGATTCCCGGCTATTCTGTTGGAATTCACCAGAGGCTGAGATTGGGGAAGCTCATTGCAACTTCGAAAGTTCCAGGCGCTGGGAAAGCGAGGGTTTGGCACTTGACAGAGCTCGGGATTGCATTGGCAAAGAAGGCGGAAAAGAAATGATCAATGACGATTTGATCGATTTGGTACGTGAGTTTGGAAAGTTTAATGTACTTGTGACTGATTTTCCATGGCCATATAAAAACAAAAAGACCGGGGGGAGTTTTAAATCGGGAAGTGCTCAGCATTATCCGGTCATGACTATGGAGGAACTAGCAGCTCTTCCAATAGATCGGATTTTACAGCGAAATGCGGTGGTTTTTTGCTGGGTTCCGGTGCCGCTCACGTACGAGGTAGCAAGATCGGGGATGTTTGAGAATTTCGGATTGGAGTTCAAAACGAAAATTTTCTGGGAGAAAGAAGGGAAACTGCTGTTGGGGCATTGGTTCCGAGGCCAGGTGGAAGAGTGCTGGCTGTTTCGGAGGGGTCGCGCTGGTCCGTTTCATTCATCGAAGCGAAATGTGATCTGCACACCGGTGAGAAAGCATTCGCAGAAGCCGGACGAGCTTTTTGAAATGATCGAAGAAGAATGTGATAAATGCGGACTGAATGACCGAATGGAACTGTTTGCTCGCGGGCGGCCGCGCCCGGGGTGGTGCGCATATGGTAACGAGGTAGATTATGACGAATACTGATATTCCTCCTGGGACAATGGTTTCTTTTATCGATCCCGTGTCCGAGAGACCGGTGAAGGGTATTGTAAAACTGGAAGGGACTGAATTTTTGGGGGTGAAATACGTGGGAAAGTGTTTGCCGGCGGCCCCCGGAAAGCAGCCTCGTGTTTTATGCAAAGAGGGGGAGGAAGTATTTGCGTGGATAAATATTTCAAAAGCAAAAGTTTTTGTAATACGGTAGTTGTTTTAAAGGTTTCTCTTTTTTTGGCAGGAATTTACATCATTTTTGGCAGATGACCGACACGTTTATGTCTTAAAACTGCCAATTTACGTCTATGGCAAAAGATGGGCCAATTAAAGTTGACGAAAAATCTATTTCCATGTTCACGCGATACATGCAGGAAAGGGCGAAGCCCACTAATGTGCGCAAGTCGAACAAGGAGATAGCTGACGAATTTGATATCCCAGAGCGGACGTTTCTGCGCAAGATAAAAACGGTTCAGCAGGCCATGGATGATTTGAACAAGGTTGCTGAACAGAACAGGTCGCCAGAGGATACTCCTTCGAAGGAAACGGCGTCGAAAGAGCCGGAAAAGAAGCCAAAGGTTCCAGGACGGGTGTCACAAGGTGTGCTGAATGCACAGGCCCGAAAGGGAGGGTCCGGTTCAGGCAATGCGGTTGCCGTTCGAGATGAACAGGCGTATGGTCAGATCGTTATGCCTGATAGAAACCCGCTTGATGGGTTGTCAGAGGATCAAGTGAGCCAGGCCGGAGTTGCGGTCGGGATAGTTTTCGGAGGGGGACTTGCAAAGATGGGGCAGGCTCTCTCGGATACTGATCGACCACTTGGAGAGCGGGCTCGACTCATGGCGCAGGGATCAAATGCCGTGGCGAATACGCTGCTGGGGGTATACGAGTCGTTGCGAGTGTTCGGGTTGATTGGGAAGACCGGGCAGCCGCAGGAGAAGGGCGGCCGGGGAGCGGTATTCAATGGTGATGGGAGTGACATCTACCGGAAATAAAGATTCGATCCAGATGAAGTGCATGAAAGGGCACTCGTTGGATGTCAACGAGAGCATGATCATCTTGAATAAGATCGAAACTGCTTTCAACATCAAGTGCCCGATTTGCGGAGCTCCCGGAGCAATCGAGTGGAAAAAAGTTGCGCTCATCATGGGGTTGAATCCCAAGGAAGTTGACAAGGACGCGGTTATCGAGGAGTTCAAGAAACGAAGAGACTCGCGTGAAAGCCGGCCGGACGCAGAGTTTCCCATAGAAAATGGTGGTGTGCCCGAGCCAACGGATTCGGGAGAAGAACGGGTAGTATTAGGGAGTGATACTGTGACGCCTGAAGAAGGAAGTGAAGAATCCCCGGGAGCGATGACGGAAGAAGAACCGACCGGGGAAGAGCCAATATATGCGGAAGAATCTGGGAAAACACAACAGTTGGAAATTCGACCGAAGAGAACGGTGAGCGGGGCGATGAAAGAGATTTCGATGTCTCGGGGGCAGCCTCCGCAGCAGCCGCCGGTTCAGAAAAGAAGGGAAGTTTTAATAGACGAGGAGACTTCGGAAATTACTCCGAGGGACATTCTGATTGCTGTTGTTGAAGATATGGGGTTGCCTCCCACGGAGACTAGTCAGCTTACAGAATGGGTAAAACTGTCTGTAGGTACTGAATGGGATCCGGATTCGGTTAAGGCGCTTTGCGAGAGGTTTGGGCTCACTCCTGCGGTGACAACAAAGATAACGAATCGTTTCCGCAATCAGCTTGAAATACGTCGAATGAGGCAGAGAAGGAACGAAGATCTTATGGATATTGCCAAACGTGTTGGAACGGGACCGGTTCCGCAGACCGGTTTTGCCCCGCCAGTGGCGGGTTCATTGCCTCGTTCGGGCGGTTCGTACGGTCCGGCTGGTGGGTCTACGGTACTTCCGAACCAGGTGCAGAACGATCCGTGCGCCGCGGCGGTCCAGGCTATAATTAATGCGGCCGGGGGAGTTATTACGGCCCAGACCTTACAGCAGATCGATGCCGTTCGAGCGGCATTTGGACAGGTTGCAGGGAATTCTCCCGCTGGAGGGCAGGGAAACAATCCGATGCAAATGTTCCAGATGGTAAAAGAGCTCATGGAAGTATCCGAACGGAAAAAACAGAGCCAAGAAGAGGAAGCCAAGCGGCAGGCAGATCTTGACAAGAGATTCGCCGACATGCAGAGTACAATTCAAAATGCGATTGCAGCGATGTCGGCTATGAATCGCGGTTCGGTTGCTGTACAGAATCCCCAGGAGACTCAAAATAAGATGCTTCTGGATACTGTGCTTGCCATGGTCAAGGAGAAGAATCAGCCTCCGTCGGCTCCGGCGGGAAAGACCCGGGACGACATGATTTTTGAGGAAATGTTCCATCTCATGGTGGAGAATATGAAGGGAAAGACCGAACAAACGGTAGCGCCTCTTCATCAGGAGATTGCAGACCTCAAGGACAGCATTTCTAAATTGGGGGGTGGTTACGCCGGGTTGCCAACAAATTCGGAACAGCTCCATGGGATCATTGATTATACCAAGGCTATGGCAGAGATCAAGAAAACCGATGCTGAGTTTTCTGACAAGAAAGCCAATCGGGACATGATCACCAACATAGCTCAGGGCGCTATGCAGACGATCGGAGAAGCGGTCGCTTCGGCATTCATGCAAAATCCGGGCACTCCGGAGCAGAAGCCTGTGGAGCTGTCAGAACAGCCGGTAGATGATGGGACGGTTGTGATGGTGGTTTGTCCGAAGTGTAGCATTCCATTGACGGCTCCTAAAGATGCCCCGAGGATTAAATGCCCGAATTGCGGGACGGTTTTCGAGCGTGCTACGCATGAAAAGACCAAAGAAGAGGCCGCAGAAGCGGAACGGCTGTTTATTGCACGGCAGAAACAGATCCGTGATCAAGCTGCTGCGGAGGCCGCGGCTGCTGCGGAGGCTGCTGCACATGGTTCCGGGCCTGCGGGAACAAGTGGGCCGGCTCCGGAAGAAAACCGACCGGTCTCGCAGCCGATTCTTGGGCCAAATGCGCCAAAAACAGATTCAAGCGGAAAAGAGATTGGTCCGATGAGCAGGTTGATACTGGAGCGCAGTGCGTCGTCAAAGCAGGAGCCGCCGGCCCCGGCCCCGGCCCCGGTCCCGGTCCCGGTCCCGGCACCGAAGACGGATGTGATTACCTCGCAAGAGGAATCTCATTCTTCTGAAGATGCAGGAGTAAAAAATATAAGTTCGCCAGATGAACATCCTTCAGAAGAACAGGAAACTACCGTTCAGGGATGACACGATGGATATCTCGGGTACAGCAAACAAACTGACTGGGGCGGCCGAAAACAACTTTTTTTCGAAAATTGTTGTGAACACGATTCGGAAAATACTTAACGATAGTATTCGAACTGTTCGGCCGGGTCAACTCGTAGAAGCCATCAGAAACAATACGTCGATTTGGGAAGTTGCCGGTGCAGACATCAAGAGCATTGCAAGCCGCGTTCCCAGGTCTGTAATCGTGGTTGGAAAGCCTATGTATCGGAAGGCTTGCCAGGCATATGGTTCTTCTACAGAGCTGGTGCTTCTCTGGCTCAAGGAGGACAATCCAATGCTATTTTCCTTGATTCTCAACACGGAGGGCGGGGTGGCTTGGTTTGATCATCAGGTAAAAGAGCTGACAACGAACCTGGGGCTGGAAGACAAGGAGTGAGATAATGGGGGACACTGGTAAGGCGCTGATGGTAGGAATTGCGTCGATCGTTGGGGGAACCATAGTGGTAGGTCTGTCAAAACGGCTTGCCGATGCAGTGGTTGGAGATCCCGATGAGATTGAAGCAAAAAAATATGAAGTGATGCATGAGCGTCTTTCCAAGAGAGATTTTTATATCCCGAGAGAATCTTCGAGCACCGGGACTCCAGAACCTCGGAGGCAGAAGTCTCACAGGGCATCCCCCCAAAAAGTGGACTCTCCAGCGGTTATGGATCACATACGGGGCGCTCTTCAAGAGTTGGAAACTGCGAAGGGAGCAACGAAGTGTGGAGTGTGCCAGAAAGGTATAACTGCCGCGATTGCAGCGGTGAAAGAAGAGTCCGCGGTGATAGCGCGGGCCGATTCGAAATTTAAGGTTTTACAGGAACTCAAGGATGCCGGTAAGATTCCAGTGACGGCTTCTTGGTACACTTTAAAGCCGAGACAGAAGGAATTTATTACCAAAGTTGCTGAAAAGAGGTCGATTAACTCATGACTGACAATGAAGAAGGTTTACAGACTGAACAGGATAAGGAAATGTGTGCCATTGCGCTCGATGAGGCGTTTGGCCTTTGCGGGAACAACGATGTGATCTTCCAGCAGATTGCCATGATGATGGGAATTCGTTCCGAAGCTCTCGATGCAGTTACTCCGCTGAAAGAAAAGTATCGTGGGGTTCTTTCGGTGGGCCCGGGAATGACTGACCGGTCTGCTGCCCAATGGGTAATTGCCCGGGCGTGGGATCTTACGGTGAACGAGAAGCTGGGAATCATGGATGCGTTCAATCGCGCATGGGAAGAAGCTGATGAAAAGCAAGGAAAATTCGACAATCCGAGCAACGAGGTGACACCGGAGAAAGACGATCAGTCGGATATCGATGAATTTCCTGTAGACGATCAGTGAGGAGCTGCCTAAAAAATGGCATCTGATGCATTTCGGAAAGAAATTCGAGCGGAATTGGAAGCCAGGATAAAGGGGAGATTCTATGGTCATCTTCCATTAATCAGGCACTTCGGACGAACAGGCGGTTCGGACGAACCGCGAGAGGTTGCAGTCAAGGCCCTCTACCTGATTTTGGCCGGGGGGATGTGTCCATCTTGCGAGCAGGCGGTGGAAGAGTACAAAAAAGAAATTGATTCCGGTGACATCAAGGTACTGGAACTGGAGAAAGATGAGAAGGCCATGGAAATTGTGCAGGGACTTGGAATCTATGCTCTTCCTGCGTTGATTGCTGAGGACGCTGAAGGGGACTATGCTGTGGTGGATCACGCATCATGACTAAAAGCAATTTGGATCCAAATACAACGGCGCTTGCCATCGTCAAAGTACTTGTCGAAACGAAAGGCACCAATTTGTATGGGATTTCCAAGCGACTGAAGGTTCCGAATTCGAAAATTTCGTATCATCTGCCGTCTTTGGTCGAGGCCGGCTTGGCTGTGCATGATCCGGAAACCGGGATTTACATCCCCCAGCCGATATTGACCGATCCGGATTTTGTTGCAGTGGTTGAAAAGGCGATCGAGACCATTTATTCTGCTGCTGCGATGATGCCGGATAAAGTTTACATGCAATCTGGCAAGGTGGAAGACGTAGAAGCTGCACTGGAGAATTGTATTCGGGCACGGGTTTCTTTGAGCCTTTGTCCCGTGTAAATCTTTTTTGCTCAAAAAATATTTTTTAAATAGTTGCTTATATACTTTTGATGCGTATAAGGTAAATGTCAAAAATTAAAGGAGAGAGAAAGACATGGGCGCAACTGGCGTTAAAATTGTCGCAGCGAATCTGACCATCGTCAAGGCACGTGGCACTCGCGCGTATATCCGTTCGAAGACCAATCTGATCACAAGCCCCCGGCTTCAGGCATTCCACTCCTGCGTTCGGCAGCAGCTCCAGGGAAAGCACGGCAGCCAGGCAGACATCCGCTCGGGACTTGCACAGGCAGCCCGGTCTTGTGCCGGTGGCCGTGCCTCCGCAGCTCCTCGCAGGATCAGCCGCCGGTTCTAAACCGGTGGACTCAAAATTTCTTTTTTGTCAGCATTTCCGAAGTTTTTATAAAGGTTTGAATTCATATCAGATATTTGTTGGTGGATCAGGACGCCGACAAAAGCAGGGACCATGGGTATCTTCTACGGTCTGGTGGCAGAACATCCGGTAAAGTAGCCTTCTGTGGAATGGGGCAAGGGAAGTCGAGGAGTTGATCCTTCTTTGCTTCTTCGAACATTCTCCTTCCCTTGCTCACCACTTTTCAGGGAACTTTTATTGTCTGGTACGCATACGTTAATGCGTATGAGAGAGACTACTCGGCAGATAGTTGAAATTCTCGATAAGGGGACTTCCGTTCCGTTGTTTCTTATTCAGAATTCTTGGATACAGGGGGGAGGGGAAGTCGAGGTAGGACAGCTGGAGCGTCCAGATCTTATTATCCAGCCTTCGTATTATCAAAAGTTCAAAGATGCCGCGGCGGTTGATCCGCAGGCGGTAACTTACGATCAGATGGAAGCCGATCTTGATATGCTTGGGAAAATGATGAGAACTGCGTATCAAAAAATGATGGGTGGAAGTCTTCAGTTAATTCTTGAGTGATTGTTCCAGGTCGATTCCCTGGGCAACTTGTATTTTCACCTGGTCCTCGGGGAACTGATCGGAAATTCGTTGTACTAGTGTGCTGGGAGACTGGATTCTTTCTCCCATGGCTCGCCACGTTGGATGCTTGACATCGGGCCGGGTCAGAGGAATTGAACGCTGGTAATCGTATCCTTCCAGATCAGATGCCTTGTGCGGGTTGATAAGGCTTTGAGGGGTGTACCCCATGGCAAATGCAAGGATGCCATTGATTTGATCGTCAAATTCTTTTTTAATGTAGATGACAATTCCGTCGGGAAGAGTGTTTGGAAGCATTTCTTCAAGATCATCAGACAGTCCAATGTCCTCGCGTATTCTGGATGGTTTCATGGCCATGGTTGCGTTCTTGTGACCGCGAAGTACCTTGGAAAGATCGATACTGGAGGCTGCTGTAGTGGTTTCTCTTGAGGTTTGGGTAGTCATTGGTGTATTCCCCTGCAAAAGTGAAATAAGACGGGCTATTGCCTCATCTTGGGTAAGTTCTCCTTGCGCCATTTTTGCTGCGAGGATTTCAATATCACTTTTTCGCTTTGTACGAAGTGTTTGAACCTGATCTAGAGTCAACCCGCGGGAAATGAGGTAACCGGTGCAAGCAGATTCCAAGACTTCGAGAGTGCAGGTCCCGAGGTGAACTTTTTGTACGGGGGGTTCGATTTCGCCGGCCTGCATTGCTTTGTCGTAGTCTTTGATGAGTGCCTGGGCTTCGGCATCGAGGGTTTTATCTTTTTTCGGTTCTTTTTTAGCTGCTTTTGCGGGCTTGGATGCGGGTTTCTTCTTGGGACTGTGAGCTGGAACTTCCAGCCCTTGCATCTTTGCCCGGGCCGCGTTCATAAAGTCGGCATCGTTTTCGATTCCGTCCGGAACGGTAAAGATTACCTTTCCTTCGGAAAACACTGCTGCGGCTCGTTCTCCGCGGACAGTGACATACATTTTGGCCGACTTTATGGCAGAACTCTCCTTTTCTTTTTCGGTTTGGATGAGTGTGCCATCGGTCTTCAGAACAATGACAGTGTAGATGCTCATGACGATCAATTGTCTCCCGGTGGTTATTTAGTTTCGTTCTTTTGTTTTTTCTCTTTTTCTTCTATCTTGTCAAGATCGTGCAGGATCTGTAATCTGGTTCGCAGTGGTTTCGGAGAGAATGCGTATCCGCAAAACCTGCGGGAACAGACAGGACACAACATGGAAATTTGCTGTTCTGGAGATGGTAGTTCTCCGGGGAAAAAATACATCATTTTGCAAGGTTTGTCTTTTGCCTTTTCGCATTCTGTACAATCAATAACTGTGATTCTGTCTTTGAACTGTTTCATTTTTGAAGCACAGATAAGAGAACGTTTCAATGGAACTATATTGAGATTGGCGACAGACCAATGATCGAGATAGTTTCTATTGAGTATATTAAATTCTCCACTTGCGATCCCAGTCCAAAGAACGAGATTCCTGATTGAAGTTCCAAATGCTTTTGCGAGTGGAACGAGCTGGTCTTCTTCGTCTTGGGTGAGAGGTACCAATTGAACTTTTTTTCTTGGGGGTATTCCGGTAGCAGGAAAGGCATATTCTAGTGAAGTTGAAAATTTCATTGTTTCACCTGTTCCATGTGTCGGCGGATTTCTGCAAAAATCTCTTCGTGCGTGGGTTTTGCCCAGCAGAAGACGATGTGATGAGAGTACTCTTTCATCCAAGAGTCGAATTCATCCCACTTTTCTCGGGTTATCGGGGCAGTACTTGAAGATGTGGACACTATAATCACTTTCTTCTGTTTGCTTTTTGGATTCTTCTTCGACAATACGAAATTTCCAAGTTGCAAAGAATGTATCTCCGGGCTGCAAATTTGTATAGTTGGCTTTTTCTTTGGGGAAGTTGTGTACAATTTCCACGTGTATCCCGGTAGATCGAATGATATGACCGACGAGGATTATGTCTTCAATGGTGACACTATCCCCGTTTTGAAGGATGATTGTTTCTCCAGAGGATTTAATTGGCTTTCTTATGAGTCTTTTCAGGAAATTGGAAATCCAGTGCGTCAGTTTTTGCATAGGTCATTTCTCCGTGGTAGTGTTTGTTGAACTTTTTAATGTTGTTGTCGGGGCATCCCCAGTTGGGGTGCGTATAAAGGTGCCCGTTCTTAGGGCGGGGCCGGTTGCGATAGTTGTGCTTGCAATGAAAGACCGGACACGTATCGCACCAAGGCATTATGCGCATCCTTGTGAGTTCGGCTGCTGGAGGGCCGCTGCCAGGTGCCGGGCGAATTCTGTAGGCATGGCATTGGCAATCATCTGTCCGATTTCAGTATCGGTGCCAGCCCATACATAATCGATAGGAAACCCTTGGAGAGCAGCAGCTTCTGCCAGGGTAATATTTCGTACTTCGGTCGGGTGGACGAAGTAAACTTTTTTCACGTTGGTTATGGCTGGAGCCTGAGTATCCCACTGAAGTTTGATTGCATTGTCGTACCCGTTAGAAATGGAGATCCACTTGTCAGGGCATGCGAAGGAAAGCTTTTGAAGGGTCTCTGGCTTGGATTTCATGAATCCCCAGTTGTTTGTAATGCCGGATAGAGCCATGCGGACCGTCTTGCGTGTGCGGGCCGGCTGGATGAATGGAAGCGGGTTGGTAAATCCCTTGGTACCGATCACTATCCACCGGTGCCGGGCTTGGGCCGATCCAAAGTCGGCAGAGTTGAGACGAAGAGATACCACGTCATAGTCGAGTTTTTTTGCAATTGCGACAATTTGCTGCTTGCGGTCTTCGTTTGCGCTGGGAACATTTTCCAGAACAAAGAAATGGGGGTTAATTTCATCGACGAGGCGCATGAACTGAACTCCAAGGGAGTTGCGAGGATCTTCCATTCGTTCAGCTCGACTTTTGGTACTCATTGCACTGTGCCCCTGGCAAGGCGGGCCTCCGATCACTCCTGCAACTCCAAAGAAATCTCCGCGGATACCGGTCATGTTTCTGATGTCTTGTTTCCGTACTTGGGTTTCGGGATGATTGGCTTTATAGGTCCGGACCGCGGGGGCGGAGTGGTCGATCGCGTACGTGACATCGAAAAACTGGGAGAATCCGTACCCGAGCCCACCCGGTCCGCAAAAGGCTTCGAGAATTGGTGCTTTTTCATTCAAACGTATCACTCCATGATGAATTTGACAAATCCGACAAAGAGTAGAAGAACTCCGATAAACACCACGATTGTGCCAAATACGCCTATTTTTACTGTCCATAAAACGACTTTTCGGGTGTCTTCGCTGCTTCTTATCCAAGGAATTCTTTTTGAAATTTCCGCGGAGAATACGATGCAAATTACCCCGATGATATCGAATACGACACTGATCCAGAATATTTGATCTACTGTGAAAGACATTGTTCCGCCTCGTATGTTTCGATTGCTTTCAGGATTTGTATGGCTGCTTCGTGCGCAGCAATTTCGGTGGGGAGGCAGTCTATAAATCCATCGTCTGGGGATTGCCCTTTGAGGATAAGAAATACTTGACAGCCGCGTACCGTTATTCCGCTGATTTCGGAGATTCGGAATATTTTTTCGATGCCGGTCGTTGTGATGATATCAACGGCCTTGTGTTTTACACAACTTATGAGTTTCGAGGTCATGATAGGCTCCTGAGTACTTCGTCACTTGTGTGTTTCATTTCCAGTGCCTGTGCAATTTGCTCTGGACCAAGGTTTTCCAGATTAAGACGAGAAATTGATTTGGCAAGTCGGAAGATCCCGGCTACCCAGCGTCCTTCTTTGCCCCCTGGTTCTCCGTCGTCGGTTGGTGTGCCGTAATTTTCAAAGTAGTTTTGAAATCGATCTTCGATGTGGTCTGGTTCAATGATTTCGGGCTCGTGGGATTTTGCCAGGGCGATATAATGTGAAAGAAACGGGCCCGGGTTGGGTTTCTCGGTATCGGCATGGAGCATTTGACGGACAATGTTCATGGATTGATCGAGGGTTGGAAATTTGAACATGTAGACGAGGTCAAATCGACTTCTGATCGGATAAGGCATGCGTTTGATGTCGTTTGTCGCGGCAACAATGCGACAGTGCCCGTCGTATTCCACGTGAGTGCCATTTTTGGTTACGGTGTAAATTCCTTTTTCCATAACGTCACGGAGAAGGTCCATGTCTTTCATCTTTTCGATATCGTCAATGCAGATAATTTCCCCGTCGCATTCGTTGAAGATCTTAGCACCGTGGTCCTCTCTGCGGCCGTCTCCGCGGAGGGAGGCTGCCGTGGCATCCATGCTGATGTAAAGGGCATTGTAATTTGTTTCAAGAGGTTCCATTAGGGCCGTTTTACCAGTGCCGGGTTTCCCGTAAAGAAGAATGTGAATTCTCTCTCGTGTGGGGCCGTCCCATTGATTCACCAGCATATTCATCATGCCATATTTTACCTCGGGATACCCGGCTACTTCGGGAAACATGAGATCGGCGATAAGGGGAAGAGCTCCTGGACGTTTCAAGAATTTACGCATCTTGGTTTCGAGTTCGACTTGTCGTTTTGTTTTTTCGATGCGATTGTGAGTCAGTGAACACGAGGTCAATTTATCACCTGGGGAGAGGAAAGAGAAAAAAGAATTGAACGAATTGTTTATTTTTGAATTGCTCTGATGAATTCGTCGTGGAATTCGTCAATTCCCATTTTTTTCATTGCATCGAGAGGAGAAGAATTTCTGATGTCTTGCAGGTTGTTTTCTTGGATGAGTGCAACTTGAATTTCATCTGCGATTCTTTTGATGTCTGCAACACTGATCATTTTTGAAGGGCATGCGACTTCAAATACCGGGTTGGGAGGAAGAATGTTCCACCGATTGAGATAATCCTTTACCAGTTTGGGAAGGTCTGCATAAGAGATCTTGTTGCCGTACTGCGTTTTTGGGAAGGTGTTTCCGACATCTTCATAGAAGGGGGTATCTGTTGCACCTTCGTCAATAATAAGGGCACGATATTTTCCTGTTCTAGGATTGATGTACGTGGTTACGATGGTGTACCGGTCTGCGAAGCCCGGCCCTAGATCGTAGATGGTAATAATTTTGTACGCAGGCGGCGCCGAACGAATGTCGTTGGATCGTCGCAGTATGTTTGAGTTGCTTGTATTTTCCATACAAGTGACTCTCTCGCGGGGATTATAAAGTTTTTCGATTTTGGGATTTTCGTTGAGCCATGACGATGGCGAGGTTGGCCCCTTCCATGGATTTGAATGGAACCTCAACGTAGCATTTGCATTCTCGGAAAATCCCGGCGCGTCGAGCTGTGCTGTTTTCAGTCCGGCCGGAGGTGGTGTGGAAGATCTTGTTTCCTATTTGAACTGTTCCGTTGTCGTCGAGAATGAATGCTTTCACGATGCACTTCCTTTTTGGTACCACGATTCTAATTTTTCTTTAAGTTTTTCACGTCGGGAGTTTTCTTCGACTACCGATTTGTTCCATTCGGTTTGGTCTATCATGGCATGGATACTGGTTTCAACCATCTGAGTGAGTAGTTCTGGGGGGATGGCATCGAGCTCTACCGCGGCGACATTCCCGTGCTTTTCAACGAACTTTTTATTTCGACTGTCACTTGGTTTGGATGGAGCCGGAGGAAGTTGAAGTTCGGTTACCTGTTTGTCGGTTAAGGCTACTTTGTACACGATGGGGTAGTTATCGATCTGGTAATCTTTGGAGTATCTGAAAATTCGTTCTTGAAGATCTCGTACCATGTCTTCTCCAGATGGATCTCTATCTCCAAAGTAGAGAATGAGAATCGTTTGGCCGCTGGTCCAGTTTTCGATTTCTTCTTGTCTTTTGAGAAGAGCGTGGATGAAAGAGAATGATGAGTACCCCCGGCATATGCAGACAGGGCACCGGTACTTTTCGGCCCCGAGCAGGAGTTCGGTGCGTACTGCATCTTTTTCAGACCAGACTTCGACACGGTATTCTTGGTGATGCCAAACGTCGAGGGTGAATCTTTGGTGGGATTCCCGGAAGTATTTCAACCTGGCTGAAAAGAATTTATTAACGTCGTAGTCGAAGTCGTACATTCCAATGTAGTTCAGCAGCAGCCGGTTACGATCTTCGATACTGTCGGGATCAACAATTCGCTGTTCCCGGGCCCGGGTCATGAGACGGATTAAGCGGGAATACGAGTGCTGATCGTTGATCATGCCTCTTGAAACGAGACGATAATAAAGCTGGCGGAGGGTGATGGGATAGTCGTAGGATGCCAGAATAGATTTTGAATTCTCGATGATAGTTTCATTGGTACTGTTACTCACGGTGCTCACCTTCCGATCTCGATCGAGAGCGTGGACAGCATAAACACCAAGGAGAAGAACGTTGCGATGAATATCCCGGAAAGGGTCGATTGAACGGTTTCGTGAACGAAAACTGTCCAGAATCCGTACGCTGCGACAGATAGTAGGATGACATTCGCGGCAATGACAAGTATGCCGAGGAAGATCCCGGCAAACTTTTGTTTCCACGGGTTCACTGCGTTCTGAGAGACTTTACCGATTTCGCGTATGCTTTCGAGGTCTGGTTTCATTTTTTACTCCTCGTAGTCGTTTTCTAACGATAGAAACCGATTGAATTCGTTCGAAATACATGAATTCGTATTTTCGAAAATTAGTTGCCGGCTCGTAGCCTGTCATTTTATGGACGGCTTTTATGGGTTGAATTCCAGCTTTGCAGATCCAACCTATTACGTCGATGGGCAAGGTGACAACCATGTCATCGAAGTTTCCGTCCTCGTATTCTTTGATGAGCTCTTGGTAGTTTTCGACGGATTTCCCATGCTGGGTTATGACGATTTTGTCGTCGAATATTTGAGACAGGAGATTCGTTTGTTCGATCGTAGGGGAGTGCCGGGAAACCCATAAGATGTGCTTCATGGTGTGAGTCCGTAGTGTGTACGTATGATTGTCGTCATGCAGGAATTAATTTTGTCCAGATCGAGAATAACAGGACCCTTGCATTTTTTGGAAGTGCAGGTGATGGTTGCTTGGCCGGAGACCAGTATGTTGTCCGTGGTTATCTTGTGATACGTGGAACGAGCATATATCGAGAGCCGGTACGCTCCTCTGACAGTGCACGGACCTGGGGAATACGGACAAGTATCACCTATGAGATCGGTTTCGATTGTACCATCGCTGAGAAGGACAATACGAGCGCCTCCCCTGTGTGTCCAGCCTTTTTTGTAGTCGAGGACAGCTTGGATCCAACCAAACACTTTTTCTATGTGTGGGGTTTCGGTCCAGTGGACGTACTGCCGTTTTGGGGTAATTATCCATGGCATTTCTACACCGGATGGATTTTACCAGCTTTCTTCTGGTACATATTCTCCGGACCGGTCCGGGAATCCGTACTTTAAGGCAGTTGCTTTTAAGAGGGGGATACCATAGTCGGCGTACTCATCGAAATCTTCGAGACCTTCTTGCAGGATCCAGTTCCACATCCGAATCACGTCGTACATCAGTTCGGATGATATTCCACGATGACCGATGGCTTTTTCGAATGCAAATGCCACGTCTTCTTTGAGCTGTGCAATGATGTTTTCCCGGGTCCATTCTTTTGGGACGTGCTTTCCTATGGCATCGGGAAAGAGTGATATTCCAAGCTCGGGAAGACGTTCTTCGGGTACAAAGTCTGACAGGCGTACGGCATCGCGCCCGTCAAGACAGCAGGTTTCAAAAGATTTTATAGTTTCTTCGAGAGTTTTCATGGAGAGTTCACAACCTTGGTTTTTTCGGGGAGTTCGCCTGAAAATTCTGAAAATTGCATTGTGCGTGTAGTGAATCCAATGATTTCTTGGAACGGTAACACGGCGTTGAGATCGTCGGATAGCATCAACGGATTTTGACCGCGATAATTTGGCATCAGCAATATGCTCTGCCGGGGGTCGGGGTCGATATTTTTGAAGCTTATAACAATTGGAACGTCGGTAGAATATCCGACAATTCTGGTGGGGTAGTCAAATAATATTGAGGTTGTCGTTTCTTTTAGAAACGGGTTTTGTTTTTTGATTTCAAACAATCCAGGAATTTTTTTACTGTGAACGAGGTAAAGAATGTGATATTCGTTGGTACCTTGGACATAAGAGAGTCCATTTACATTGACTCGCTCGAAGGCGATGCTGTGCAGTTGTGTCATTGCTGCGGCCCTTGTATTCTCATGTCTCGTATGCGTTTTCTGATGGATTCGACAGAGATCATCCCAGAATCGTTTTCCATCCAGATTTCAAGGTCGGAAAGAGCGTTGTCCCAGCCGGCGTCTTTTCCATCCGAGAATCCTTTGTATCGAGCTTTATCCTCGTCCGTAGGGAGAAGACTACCCATATTAATCACGGCCCTTGCTTGGTCATATTTTCGACCCGCTGCAAGACGGATTCAATGGGGAGAACAACGCCAGGGGTGTTTTGAAGCCAGTCGTGGAGGTTGGCAAGGGCTTTGTTCCAGCCGGTTGTCATTCCATCTGAATATCCTGCGTAATGGGCTTTGTCTTTTTCCGTGGGGAGGAACTCGCCTAAGTCGGCTCGTGCGAAGTTTGCAAGGGTGTTTCGGATCTGCTGACTTGCTGTTCCGAACGCTTCGCAGTTGGCAGTGAGGTTCTGCTTATTTTCGTTTTTGATGATAATTTCTGCCATGTCGAGGGCGGCGATGATGGTCCGTGACAAGTCAGCAGGAATAAACACGGATTTCCCTATAGTGGGCACCGGGGCAGGACCGGGCTGTTGCATCTGGTCGCGGCTTTCTTGACAATGGCATTGGCACTGGTGCTGGCGGGACTCGCTGGCGTATGATTCTTCCAGACCGCGAGAGAGTATTTCCATGATAGCGAGGTTGGAAGACGCTATGGAAAGCAAGGCCCGGGAGTTGTTGCTGGGGGGAGTCACGTATGTAATACTATTGAAATTTTGAATGGCGCTTTTACGAGCGTCATCCAGCATTTCGTTGTTGAGACGTTTGACGATCATGATCTTTCTCCAGCTGCCGTCCATTCTTCGGGAAGGTCGCCGTGTGTTTTCATTTCCTCGACGATGCGTTCGAATGTAATGCCGAGCTTCCAGATTGCCAAATCGTAGTGCTCATCGTGCAGGTAGAAGTACTGGGGATGGGCGAAGCCGGGATGGCAGAGACCTTCCGTGACATCGTAGGATTCGAGAGGCATGTGCTGGACAGTTGTGTGACACGTATGGCAGGTCCAGCGTTGAGGATAGTCTTCTTCCTTGAGATGGGAGATGATCCGGTAAATTGCCTGGCGGGTTCTCGTGGCGAGTACCTGGTCATCGATGGTACAGGGTTCAAGCATTTTTGCCCGCCGGCCGAACCCGGTCATTTGAATACGATAACATCGAGGACCGTATCCCTGCCGGACGCTTTTCGGGTTACGTAGGTGCCGGCCACACGATCGGCAGCATGCATCTCCCAAGGGGAGGGACGGGGGTTTGGAGTTTTGCGGTTTGTACGCCATGTGAAGTTCACATCCTTTGGTCTTTTTTAAATTCGACTTCTGCACGGATCATGTCGAGATAGAGACCCATTACGCAGTGGTTTGGGGGGATTCCGTACGCAGGCCCGTTCAAGACTGACAGGACAAGGGCCCGGAGGGTCCGGCCGCTGTATTTTTTCGTCTCGCGGGAATACTCTCGGAGCCATAGGATGTCTCCAGAGTGAAATTCTCGGTCTTTTGTACTTCGAATCTCGAATGGTTTCATGCCGGTCCATACGAGATCGAAACACTGCGGATCGGTTTTGAGCTCGATGACACGGGATCCCAAACAGTTCGTTGGCTTGCCGGAGTCCGTGCGTAATGGAGTAGCGGACGGGGGGAAGAAGGGATCGTTTATGTGTTGCAAGTTGATTGTAGGCTCGCCATTTTCGCCGGGTGTGGCAAAAATCATCAGTGTCTGTTTAGTTGCGATGCATGTACCCAGAAGGGCTTTTTCCTGGTTTGAAACCGAAGGGTTGACAATCAGATTGTCTAGCTGCCGTCTGGTAATAAAGAATACTTCGTTTGGGTCATTTTCCATGTGTATCATCTTCAAAGAGAGAGGACTGTTTAAAGACCTCTGACGGTGGGGTTGTTCGGATTTCTTTACAGACGAGACATTGATAGGTACCGTCTTTTCTTCTGGTCCATAGGTGACCGGGGCATGTTGAGGGGAAACTGCCGGGCATTGTTTCATCTTCTGGGAATCTGTACAGTTTGTTCGGGGGGCTGGATGTGGAGTTTTAAATGGCTCAATTTCAATTTCAAGATAATCTTCAAGTTTCCGGGTGTCTGGTGCCGGGACAAGCCATTCTAAATTGCTATCGTTTTTTTGTACATTATACGGGAGCAAATCGGTGGGTTGAAGTCCGGGCTCCTTCGGCGAGGAATATTTTATTTCTTGTACAGAAAGCCACTTGAGGAAGTCGTTTGTTAAATTTTCAACATATCCATCAACCAGCCAGGGGGGATTGATTTTTTTGAGTTCTTCGATAGAATAGGAAAATCTACCTCCTTGCTGTCGTATGCAAATTAATCGTCCCCCGTCGGGACATCCTGCATCAAGAACGACTGCAATTGGATATCCATCGTAGTTTTTTGGCAATTTTAACGACGTGATTTTCACCTTCTTGGTAATGGGGTGATCCAGTGGAAGAGTCTGCAAAATATTTTTCCGTCTTTCATGTACTGAATTGCGAGATTACTGTAGCAACTAACTCCGTCGGGGGTCGGTTGATGATTTATGCAGTCTTTGCAGCCGTGTTTGCAGAACTCGGGAAATTCGAAGTTGCAATGAACGATCTTGTCGATGCGTGAGAGATAGTGTTCGCAATACTGACAATGTGTCCATTCGATAGCGAACCCAGCTTTTGGGCACATGATCGTCTCTGTAATCAGGAGTTCTTCAGACATGCTCGTTGTCATCTCCTATGACGATAACGTTGTCAACGAAGGGGCATTCCTCTCCGAAGTAGATGCTGGGGCCGAAGATTTCCATAAGACGCCAGATTTGGAACTGCCGTTCTCCGCAACAATTCTCTGTTTTTTCTCGGAGTGTGAGCGGGCCTTTGAATTTGTCAAGGATTTTTTTACCATTTGGATTCAGTTTGACCCTTGCGTACTCGTTGGTATTTATCCGGACCATTGTCTTTTCACCTCATGCTGGCATGACCTTTTTGTTGAAATCTTCAAGTTGAATTCGAGTTTTGAATCCATTTTCAGCAGCGGTACCGTTGAATGTGCAAAGTGCTTCGTGCTTGGTGAGATTTCGGTGTTTGTAACTGGAGAATTCATATGTCAGCCCCTTGGTGACAAGTTCCTTAATTTCTACGGTATAGAGAGTCAGTCCGTACGGACCGGCACCGCGTTGAGGAAAGCAGGAAATTGTTGTAAGGAAGTTGGTCACCTTGCCAATGCACCTGTTCGCATGCATATGAACTCCTCTCAGGTTTTTTCGAGGTACGATTGAACGAGTTTTTTGACCTCTGCAACTTTTCCTTTGGGAACTTCGAGTATAACGAATTCGTAGGTTATCCCGGTTTTCCACTTTATGAATTCGTCAATGAATTCGAGGAAATCCTTGTTACGATCGGGATTGTCTCCTTGATAACAGATCGCAATGACTCCTCGCTCCACGGTGATTTTGTCCGAAGGATCAAAGTGTCCCGGGCCTTCCCAGAATTCGTCGTCTACATATCCTTCATCGCCTTCGAAGTACCAGTCGTCGGAAAGTGACTGTGCGAAGGCCCAAAATTCCTGAAGAGTCAGGGATATTTTGTTCATTTTCTTTTTATCGGTCATGCGTGTGGCCTCGGTTTTGGATTTGTTTTTGCATCTTGTATTGATGGGATCGAAGACGCGCGTAAGGCTTCGTAATACAGGGACCGGATGTAATCGTTCCAGTAAGTGTATTCGAGATACCCGGTTTCGCAGAATGCAATATCCGGGTTGTTCATTGCGACGAGAAGTTCTTTTAACGTTTCTCTCCGCTCGAAGAGACGAGCGATACGATCGCGCTCTGCTTGTTGCAGGTTTTTGCTTTCTGCATATTTTTTAGGGGAGCCCGGGGCAGAACTGTGTGAAAAGCAACCGTACAGTTCAGTTGTACATCGCATCAACATTATTCTACCAACGTCGAGGATGTGTGTTTTTTTCACTTGATTGAGATGCGCATTGCTGAGATCGCAGAGCTGGTTCTGGCACGTGTCGCACCTCAGTGGATGCAATGAGCGTAAGAGGGTCATGTTCGTTTCTCCAGGACGGTCCACGTGATAGTTTTTCCACGCCTTGCAGACACGACACCTCGCTTTTCAAGCAGCTTTAGAATTCTCCGTGCCCAATGTGTACGGCGAATCACAAGATCGGTCGTTTTGGGGCCGTAGGATTCGTTTGCGCACGAGGATGTTTTTTCGTATAGGCTAGCTCCGATTTCGACAGTCGTGGAATTCGGATGTTGCGTGAGGTAATGCACGACTGCTTTTTGGCTTTTACCAAGAGATTTTGTCATGGGTTACATTCTCCTTTTCTGCGTTTTTTTGTACTGTTGCTTCGAAGGGCATCTTCCCGGTCCCTGATGGCTTTGCCTTCATCGATTTTGAAAGCCATGCCATCCGGGACGCACTGACTTTTTACCAGAAGGTCGATAATGTCCCGGCACAGCGTGATTGTGCTCGCTGTCGTGAGAAGTGCGTGCGTCTGGTAATAGGGGCGGCGGTTCCGATCGAAGATGATTCCGGCGTAATATTGGGGGAGACTCTTTCCGTCCACTTTGAAAATGTTGTAGTTCCATCCCCTGTGTCTTCTCATAAGGTACAGTCCTCGATTATGGAGTTTGTCCGGCTTGGGCTTGGGGGGAAACATCGATTGTAAAAGATCCCTTTCCCACGGCCGGTCCCTGCGATAAATTCCGATATCGTAGTGGACACCGCGGACGGCATCCGGGTTGTCGATTTCCGTAGTCATGAACTTCCTGATGCCATCAAAAATCTGGTCGTCGAGAACGCATGGAATGACAGAAATGACAGGCTTTTTGCTGTTCGGGTGGATCTTTTCGGTCACGAGGACGTAGTTATAGGGTACAGCCGGGTTGAGAAGAGTGTCGGTTGCAGAAACGAGTTTTTTCATGGTGCTTTTCTCCATCGTTTTCTAAGGGGGATAAAACCGTGAACGTCGCATACCATACCGTTTGGCACGTTGGCAAGATCCCAGACGCGTTGACACACGGGGCAATAGTACTCAAAAACTTTGTCGGGGACTGCAAGTTCTTCTTCGCCCAACCGTCTGATAGGTTGAAGGGCTATTTCCATTTGGGAATAAAAGTGCGTCTTGAAGTATTCGAGGAGCGTTTCGCGGACAACTGATAAAATGCCGTAGTTCACATACGTTTGATCGGGATGCATGTGAATTGTCACGATAATATCCCCGTTGTCTCGGGCGAGAATGGCTGTTTGAGTGACAGTAATCGCTATTGGTGCATCAGATGGTGGATCCATTCTTTTTACCTCGGTCTTGTTCTCGTAGATGACGTGTGCCGGGATTTTCTTGGCCTGTAGTTGCTGCATATGCCAGAAATCCCATTTTTGCAAGTTTTTCCGCAAGTGTCGCAGAGGGTAGGTATGCGATAAACGGGCTGTTTCGGGATGTTGGTCATTCTTTTTTCGCTCCGGTATCTTCGAGTCCTTTCAGTGGCCACCCCATAAATGCGCATGCAAAGATTATTGCATTTTTGAATTTGTACAGTTGGTCGATAGGCCAGATGTAGAGCTCTTCTCCTCGGTATGTCACTCCTATCTGTCCGGTGTGCATCACTCGGTAATTGATCATGTCGGGGTATATGCCGGTGCAACGGTCAACGATGTACATTTCGTCGTGAAGCTGGTCGGTTTTGTTGCGGAGTTCGTTGTGGTAGTACACTCGAACTTGATTTTCGTTGACCTTTTCTATTTTATCAGGTCGATAACAGTCCATCATGATTTTTTCCGCTCCTTGCCTCATGGCTGCTCTTCTCCTGTCCCACTACGGAAACTGCATACTGCCGGTTCGATAAGCAGGGAGATTTCGTTGCACAGGGGACACATGACAATCGAGAAGTAGGAAAATTTTTCCCATCTGGAGAGAGCGTGCGTGCGTGGAATGGGGAACGTTCCTTCATTGCCCCATCCATCTGAAACCCTGCGGCTTTGCTTGTGGCAGCGCGGGCATTCGATCACAGGATTTTCCGGATTGAAAGCATCGATATGAACGATCCTCGCGGGGGCCGATTCGCGTAACCAGAGTTCGAGCATGTTTTCGGGTAGAAACCGAAGCAGGTTTTGTAATTTTTTATGGGCGTCTTGTGTGACAGCCTCGTTGTCTTTTGGAATTTCGTGCTGGCATTGGTTGCAGCGGTTTCTCCTGGCGGACAAAGGTTGCATCCCGCCTTCAAAGGTTATTTCTGTCTCTTGGAATTCTTGGACTTTCAGGCCATGGGACCGGAGAACGGACATGGTGATATCGTGCAGGTCAGCAACCTGCCAGTCGGGATCCCGCATGAAGTCACGGTGCTTGGCCCAGATTTCCGTCCAAATGTCATCCGGTATAGTGCCTTCCACGTACAGAAAATCTTTTTCAGGATATTTTAGGGGCAGGCTGTCGTAATCGATGTAGATGAGCCGGCCGGGAAGGACGTTGGAATTCTCTTTTGTTGACATAAGATTGCCACCTTTTCTAGCCATACAAATTGTTTACTATCTGTCGTATGAGCATCCCGGTACCAAGTCCCAGAAGAAGGGCGAATGCAGACGTAGAAAGTCCAAAGATCCCTAGCGCCCCCGTACCGACGAAGGCAATGATAATTACGTACGGGGAAATTTCAATTGTTTTGGACATGGATTTACGCCTCGTCCCAGCACCAGCCGCCGCCTCCGATGCTGATGACCTGTTTGATTTTTCCTGTCCCGGGGTCTGTCATGTCAATCTTGGGGGACGCTGCAACGAAATCGGCCGGGTAATCTTCATTGTGGGGGTCGTACGCTTTGACGACCTGCTCAGCGATTTTAGTCTCGAAGTATGGCATTTCCCAGCCGTTCCAAGTGTTTCCATCGGTGTAACCCGGGAATGCTTTGCCGTCATCCATCTGGAAACGGGTTTTCCTGATAACGATGGGATACCTCGGGTCGGGCTGGAAAATGTGAGCGCCGCCTTCGCAGGTGGTGTCAAGGTACCAGAACTTTTGGGTATCGCGTTTCTGGAGCTCGACGACCTTGACACTACGGGAGAATTCTCGTTCATACGGCCCGATGATTACGGGTATACTGTCTTGGCTGATAAGCATGATGTATCTCATGATCGCCCCGCCTGTGTTACCTTTGTCCTGAAGAAATCCTGTATCAGGGATTCGAGTTCGTTTTGGACATCCGAACGCAGCTGGTATCTCAGGGTGCACCCTCCATTGTAGGAGTCCCGGTCGGAAATGACAGTCTTTTCAAGGACTGCAAGCATCTCGGGGGTCGTGGGCAGCAGGCTTTCCAGTTCGAGGTTGGCCAGTTGCAGCGTTCCCGCGTATGTAGTATTTGGAGGGTGTGAATAGTATCGTTCGAAGACGATGGTGGAAGAAACGGGCTGGAACATGGTTATAGCCCCCAGATGCGGTTTCCTTTGATGGCTTCTCCCAGATCGGCGTGCATGCCAAGAATGGCATTGTATTCGTTGTCGGACATCATTATCCGGGGGGATAATTCGATTGCTTCCTTGAGATCGCGCATTGCCTTGGCAATTTCAAAGCCGGACCGAAGGAATAGCGGTTGGACCTCTTGAACGAACCGTAGAAGTTCCTCGGTCTCCCGAAGGTTGTAGTCGCCGATACCCTGATCGAGAGTCATGAACTTTTTAAATGCGGATTTCATGGTGATGATAACCCGGCTGGGGTATTTTTTGTTTGGACGTTCCAGCAGAATGGAACGGATATCCTCGGCAATAAACCCGGCTCCGTCTTCTCGTCCCCAGCCGGCAGCGATCTTTGCGTGAATGCTTGCTTTGAGGGCCTTGATTTGACGGGTCTGTTCGCTGGTGTAGACGTACTTGGTCATAGGTTTTTCTCCTTTACGTTAACGTCCCAGCAGTTTCCATCGAGGTTGTTGAGAATTTTGCCGATGCCGTCGGGGTCTTTTCTGATGTCAACCACCCCGTGATCAATCCATACGGCTTTTGCTTCCGTCTTGACGGTGTACAGAGTCACCAGCTTTTCCGTTGCGCTTGTCTCGACAACCAGCATTGCCAAGCTTGGCATACCGCAGGTCTCAATTCGTTTTACCAAATCGTCGCCATCGTCAAGATATTCTGTACCTCCGATATCTTTGCCTGCGTCGCAGTAGCATGTCTTGTCATCGTCTCCACCGTGAGAAAGGCAATTACAGTTCTGGCAGCGGACCGGTACGATTTGCGTTTCTTCTGTTTCGGGTTCCATGTTACTTTGTCACCTCTACACTCGTTTTCCAAGATCCCGGACGACTTTGCGGATATCGTCCAGAGTCAGGTTCGCGTCTAAAAAGACGGTTTCAACAATCTGGTTGATGTACGCTTCTTTCCTTCGGGGAGTATTGCATTGAAGTTGTTCCATTTGTCCGTAATGAGGGGCAGATGCTGATGGTTTGCGAGGCCCTTCCCGATACTGTTGCAGCAGCCAGTCATACCTTTGCTGGACAACCTGCTTGTATTCTCCAGCCAGCCAGGGGCACCGGAGGGCGAATTCGTGATCGAAATCAACAAAGTCCTTGACATCGGGCATCCCGTGCCCGGAGCCGCATCTGGCATCAATGTACGACTCCCCAACAGGGTATCCCGACCAGAACGGCCCGGCTACATCAGCCAGCCGGAACCACTTCTCAATAAGGGTTTTTTCTTCTGGGCTGCCCTCAACAACCGGGACGATGGCCTCTTTGGTCTGTTCGTCGCAAAACTCTTTGAAAACCTGCTTTGCAAGAGCGGTCTCGTCGGTGCCGCCATCAGGAGATTGCTGATCAAGACTGTCTTCGAAGCGATTCTGGAGCTCCGTATACAGGGCACTGCATTTTTCCCATACGTCGTTTGCGTAACTGTACGTGGCCTGTATAATGACGGCTTGAGAAGGTTCCTGCCTCTCCCAGAGGCCATAGTCGGTTTCCTGATTCTGGCACTCTTCGAGGATGGCGGCTGCATCCATCAGGGTGTACGACCTGTCAATAATGTCATCATGCCATTCCTGATCGAGGTTGTCCATGTCGTTGTAATCGAAGTCCCCGTTATTGACAAGGGCGTCAACGATCATGTCCTCGTGGTCTGCGATAAACGATCTTGCATCGTTTTCAACGTCTTTTTGATAATCCATGATTTTTCCTCGTGTCAGTGGTTTAATTCCTTGTCGAGAATGACGATCTTCATTCGTGCCACCCCGCTTTGCGGTTTAATTCCGATGCAATTTCTCGTAAATCCCCGGGAGTTAGGGACAAATCGACAAGGAGCATGCGGATGATGGCACCGACGGACTTGTCATTGAGGTCCGGGAGCTCGTGATTATCAACTCTCCTTAAGAGTTTGGCCCTGTTTAGCTGGACAAGGGTGTCAAACCTCTTGATAACGTCAGCCTTGCGTTTCCCGGCCAGCCATGGAACTCTCTTGGAAAATTCATGATCAAAATCGACATAATCGCTGATTTCGATCATGCTGTACCCAGAGCCACACCGGGAATCGATATACGACCCTCCAACCGGGAACCCTCCCCAAGTTCCTGCCCGATCATTCTGTCGGATCCAACTGCGGACAAGGAAAAGCTCCTCTTCACTTCCTTCCTCGACCAGATTAGGATCCGGAGAAGCGTTCTCTTTGATAATCTCGTCAAATGCCTGATCAGCAGTTTTGGCTTCGGTGTCTTCATGATCCCCGAAGGTTTCGGTCATACGGGCATGCATGCGACAATACAGGTCTTTGCATTGAGCCCATACGTCTTGACGGTACGCATCAATCGCTGCAACGATCAATGCATTTTCGGGGTCTTCATCTCCGTAGCTGTCTCCCACGTGTTCGGTTTCCCGCAGGACAATTACAGCGTCCTCCAAGCAAAACGAAGGATCTACATTCTCATTGAACGACTGCAAGCATCTGATATCGTTTGGACCAAATTCGGCATCGTTCGAAAGAGCATTAACAAATTCCTCCTTGTGTTCTCGTAGGAGAGAAATTACTTCCTTTGCAATGTCTTCTTTTACTGTTGACATGATTTTCCTCGTGCCCTGTTATATGGGGGCACAGTGCTGTCGAACGGATTCGAACCGTTGTTTTCGCCGTTGGCGTAAGGGGGTAATATGGGTATAACAGGATGACATCGAGGACTTTATAATCCCGGCAAATGCAGAAAACCGAGAGTATTTTATTTAGTGTGCAATCGCACGGCGATGATTTTCCAGTCTAATCTACGACAGCAAAAATGGTTTTTGTTTTTACATAACGACAAACGAAAAATTTTCAGTCCGATCTACAGATGTAATCCAGTTCCGGACGTTTGCAATCCGGCGCTGTAATTCGGCATTAACTTTTTCTGACGGGTCATTCAGAAGATTAAGCGCCTGAACGATGAACTCCTGAGTGGTGTCCCCGTACGCAACCATAATGGTGGTTGTATTTTCGTCGAAGATTCCATTGCCGCGTTCTCCTGTTGTACCGGTAAGCTGCCTAGACAAAAAGTGCATGTCGTGACTGTCAACGTTCTTACCATCGCAGAAAATTCTGAAAAACGGGCACCCTTGAGAAATTCCTCTTTCAATCCTAATTGTGTGATACATCATTTCGTGACTCCGAGGGCTTTGCTCCAGCGACGATCTGGATGCCCCAAATATCGTAATAATACCTCCATACTGCTCCGCAAGAGGCGCACGAACAGATTTCATAAAGAACTTCCCCGAGTCCTCCCTCGTATTCATCTGCCGCCACCTCGTTAGAGTGACATACTGGGCATTCCGAGATTGGTATATCACTGCATCCCTCTCGAAGGAGTTTTAATCCTTCGGCAATTTTCTTCTCATCTGACATTGAATTCACCTTTTAATTGCCACCTTCAAAGTCCTGCCAAGAGATCACGTCGTAATCCCAGTTCCGTAAGAATTGAGATACCTTTTCGGCAGTCTCTTTGTCGTTCAGGCCGTTCGTTCTCGCATCTTCGAATTTGACTCTGATATTGGCAGCCAAAATGTCAGATATGGGCTGGCCCCGAACGAGGATCTGAATCCCCGAGAGAGACCGCACCATGGTGTAAACACCGGGAATTTTTCCGCGCTCATGGCCAGTCCTGGCTTCGATACTATCGACCATGTACAGATCGGCTTCGAACAGTTCATACCACTCTTGAAGAAAAGCCCGAATATTCTCCACGTCATACCCCCTGCTCCTCGCCTTTTTCCATGCCGATGGAAAGTTCTTGATAACGTATTCCATGTTGGCAAAGATGATCTGAAAATAGAGCTTCGGCTGCATGTTGGGAGTCAGATCAACAGCACCTACAACCTCGGCATCTTGAACGTTGGGTGGAATGACACTCGAAGTTCCTTTGCTTCTTTCAGTGTTTTTGGTCATCTTAAAACGCCTCCATGTCGTCTTCGTTGGCTTCTTCACTGGCATCGGCATTTTCCGACTGGTACGAGAAGTCAATGGAGTTATCCATTCCGCACGTCCCTTGAGAGTAGCAGCCGATACAATTGGGCCCGGGCGCCGATCCGCAACGGGTTTTGACTGCCGGACGGTCATAGTTCATATGCTCACTTCCGTCATGGGGACAGCCTTGCCATCTACGATTTCGACCGCTTTGCTTTCGCTCGAAATCTCAACAGCGTATTCCTTCGGAGCTCCCCCATGCTTGATGTTCGCTGTAACCGGGAATGCTTGTTTGAAAGCATCCACCGGGTTACTGTCGCGGACGATCACCGGGCCGTTCTGATTCACTGGTGTCGTCCACCAGCACACGTAAAGCTTTGTCATGGGTAATCATTCCCGTTTAATCGACATCCCCGCGGATAGTCCACGAGTCTGCTGCGGTATTTGCATAAACCCGGTACCAGCAGGTTCCAAGATCCAGAGGCCCGTGTGCCCGTCCGGTATGCTTTACAAGACCAGACGCATACACAGTCCCGTCGGCATCTTTCACGAATTTCTCAACCGTGTGAGTTGTACCTCCCCTTCTGGTAAGCACCCCGGAAGTCACACGGCTTTCCCGGTATTTGTTCAGAACGTCCCGGTATCGAATCGCGGCTTCTTGGAACTCTCTTTTTTCTGGGGTGTCAAGAGGCTCGTCTTTTCCGAATGGTGCATGAGCGTCGCACATGAATGTGTATTCAGGGTTTTTGTCATCTGACAGGAGACCAAACCCGTATCTGGATGGAGGATACTTTAAAAAATGCCTCTCTTCATCGGTGATCGGTGTCGAGACCGGGCACTCCCTTGAATGAATGACAAAATAATATTCTCCCTGCCGTTTAATCACACGCAACTGACGCTTCGCAATCCGAACCTCGTCCGGAATGAGCATGTCATACGCCTGCCTGATAGACTTGGCCGGGCGGGGGAGTTTCGTAACAAACGGGTTGAAGATCCGATGCTCCCGTAACTCCTGCCGGTCTATATCGTACAGGAAAACCTCTTTGTCGATGGCAAAAAGGCAAGCCCCGGAGAAATGGCGAGTTATCGGAACTGGTTTGTCTCCCTCATAACGCGGGTTTGACAGGACATCCAATTGTTCCGGCTTCGGTTTGACTACCCATGAAAAATCCCGGACATCGGCCCCTTCAACCTCATCGAAGATGGTGAACGGTAAGGGAATGGCACCTGCACCTGTCAGCCACCGCTGCACCTCGTTCTCCTCTTCCCATCCATATATCGCATACCCCCACGCTACCTTTCGGCCGGCCAGCTTGAGCTTGTTGGCATTTGACAGCACGGAACCGTCTGGGAGGCGGTACGCAACCCGCTCTACCGTTTTGATGGTCTCCTCTACGAACTGGTTGTTACGCCAGTGCCCTCTCGTTTTTTCCGAAGTGAACTGAAGGACATCCATGTTGCCCCAGTTCATAATCGACCATCCACCCTGAACGGTCTTTTTTCCTAACGTCCCATGGACGTAATTCTCGATGAATTCTCTTACTGTTGACATTTTACTGTCGCCTCCTCGCGCATTTCATGTTCTCCTGCTGTACCAACGCTTGAAAACCGCACGTTGCACGCGAAACACCCCGCCGGGGGACACGAGCACGGGCGGCCGGTTACCGGGCAGCTACCACCGGGCACGTCTCTCACTCCAGATTTAAGCTCTCGGAGATGGCATACAGGTCATCTTTAGACAACCCGATAGTTTTCATCTTTTCGAACGTCTCTTGACACTGCTGCCATATTCTCTCTGCTCTTCGGGAGTCCTCGTCATACCCCATTTCACCGCAGAACTCATCAAACGGCACTGCCCCGCTTAAAGCATCGTCTACGATACACCAAAAAGCGTTTTTCAGGTCGTCATCGTCAAGGGTTTTCTTCCCAGCGCCATGGTCGTAAGCAGACGCGAAATAGGCAAAGGTTTCCGAACCTCCCTTGGATGCAAGGGCGATATCGTACGCATAATGCAAGCTCTCATCGTTCTGGCAATTGGGGAATCCCTTTACTTCTCCATGGAATTTCCACGCGATTCCAATGTCGATGCCGTTCTTCTCTACAACGTATCTCATTGGTCACACCTTCTTCCATGTCCAGAGATGTTTTTTAACACTCTGCCCGAGAGCCAGAGCTGGAATGTGAGCTTTGACGTGCGACAAGATTTCCCTTGCCATTTTATCCCCGAGGGACCCGGCACGTTCTGGAATATCCAGCAAACGGATGTAGGTTGGCTCCCCAACCCTTGTATTTTCGACTTCGATACCATACCCAGATTTGGGCTCGTCCGGATCGTCTTCGAAGACCAACCGAACCGTCAGGACTTCTCTCGTGTGCTGCATTTCAATCACTTACGAGCTTTTCTCTTCGTTGTCAGGGTCATTTTCACCGGGAGGGTGAATGATGATCCCGTCATCAACAATGGGATATTTGAGATTGAGAAGATTCAACGAGGACGCTGTAATGTATATTTCGCCCTCGATTGATCCGTGGTCTTTTCTAATTTTTTCACGGAACTCGTCCCCCGATAGAAGTGTTTCGACTACAACAGGATGCGGATCCCGGCTCCGTAGGAATGACTGGTACGCCTCGCGGGTATCCTTACTGTCTTCAAGAAGGGCATTGACATGCCAACGGATAGTTTCATCAATGAGTTTCCGGTCTTCTTCGGTTGATTCTGGTATTAGTTTCCCCAGTTGGAAACGGAGTTCGTACACCGCGAATGATAATTTTTCGAATGCTTTTGTCGCCGCCGGATTCCGCTTTTTAAGAACTTCGAAGTTATCCGGTTTCGTGACATCGGATAGGTCGATCAGAGAATCAACAAATTCTTGTATTGTTGCATCATCGTTCTCTACATCCCATGGAGTAGGACACCCGCCTCCCATGAGATTGACGGTATTGCCAGCGTCCAAACCCGGAATCGGGAAATCCGTTACAATTTCCATGATCCTGTTGACCACTACACCCTTTTCAACAGTCTGGACAAAATCAAATTCGTTTTCCCGGTGATCGGGATTTTCTTCTTCCCGTATTCCATAGACGTGCTGAGAGCGGCGTTCTGTATCGGTTGCCCATCGGTCGTTAAGGAATGTAATGTGTCCCTGTTTTACGGTAAGAGGGGTGTTAAAAATTGAATTTTCATCGGAGTTCATGATTCAAAGTCCCCCCTCTTCACAGTCGCATAGATCGGACATACACACCGGATGGAAAAGAGACCCAAGAACGGTATCTTCCCAGTTCCCACCATCCTTGTTAATGACTTTACGGCCATTCCAACGAGAAATGATAACCGCTTGAGGGCAGATTTCAAGAACGGCATCAAAGAAGTGCCCGTAAACGTGCCAACAGGCAGCTCGTAAGTAGTGCCCAAGGTGATCAGGAGAAGATAATCCCCTGCGATGACCGGGGCCACGACTGTCGTGCACGGTAAGGGTTATTGTAGAACGCCAGCCGGCGCGTGTGATCCGGTTCTCTTCTTTCTTGAAACACACGTTGCCGTTGTACCGTTCCCGATTGATTTTTTCAAGAGCTGCCCGTATATCCCGGGGGTTTGCATTTCGAATTTCCACCATAGTAATACTCCCAAAACGATGTTTTCCTCTGTTTTACTCCTTTCAATTTATCCACTGATTGATAACGTCCCGATTATCAGGACGGCTTAAGAAATTGTTCACTGCACGAACCGCCTGATCCCGGTTTGGATAGGAATCAGTCTCGTGCAGGGTGCGATTTATCCCGCAAGAAAACCCGGACGGCTGGGTTTTAACAATTCCCTTGTAACCATCAGAATCAAATCGAATGGACGATGTTGTGTGTCGCATGCCTGAAACACCTCTTTCAACAGAATTCGGCCGATGTTGAAAAGTTATCTTCAATATCAGGGAAATTCTGAAAAGCGAAACCTATCCAGTCCTGATACATTCCTTTCCACGCATCAGTACCACGCATGGGGACGGTATACCCGTGCTGGTCCCGGGCCCATGCTTCTGCATGCCCGGCAAGGGTATCTAACCTCTTTGATTTGGAAGACATCAGATCACCTCATATTTCCCAACCAGATTGCCATTTGCATCTCGTATAACATGCGGCGCTTTGTAAAATATGCCGTCGTACTGTACTCGTTCTGATACATCGGCAAGGGCGCGAGCAATGTGATCATCGTTGCACATGGCTTCATTCCCAAGGTCGATTTCTAACAGGAACTTTTTATACGGTGCCATAATCAGTCCTCCACCACCGAAGGAACAGAATTCTTCCTTCGCTCGTATTCATCGGCCCCGGGCGTACCGGTGCCATATGCGCATTCATCAAGCGGACAGTCTGGGCACGGATCGGTGTAGCCCGGGATATTACAGGGTAAAGCAGAATCGACTGGCATCATGTCACTTCCCGCGAATTGAAATCTTCAACGGCATCAGAAAAATTGGAAAAATATCGCCCGCCATAGAAGGACGTTTCCCCTTCTTCATGGGTGGAAAACTCGGTTGCTTCACCTGTCCCACTTTCGGGGAGCCCGGGACGCACTATTGCCAAAAGAACAATGCGAAAAGGAGGGTTGCCAGTCCACGGTTTACTTGCAATGATGAGCTTAAACATGGTCGTTGACCTTCACTTCATTTTTACTTCGATATAGCCGCCCTTGAGGATTTCAGAAATGTCCTCGTAGAAGTCATATTCCCGAAGATAACAGGCCGTCAGCTTGCCAGCGATACGTTTCATCTGCATTGTGGTGAGACTCATGATCTTCGAAATGACCTCATCGGGATCAGAAATCAACTCTCTGTTGTTTTCGACAGCCCGTATAAGTCCCGATTTGGTTACCCCGAGAACGGAGAATTCCACATCAAGCCCCGGGACCGGGGTTGCAGAAAAATCGATTTCCCCGCTATCATCATCGACAGCCAAAACGTCCCCAATCTCGGCGCTCCCACGGCCGAGCGGCACGCTGTACACCTTTCCGTTGTCCAACAGAAAGTAATTATTACGCACAACGGGACGATCACAGTCTCCTTCGAACCTCCACGTCCCCGTGACTTTACGATATTGGTAGCTCATGTGGCACCTCAAAACTCCGACTTGACAACCGCACCTTTGAACGCCGCATCGATCTGGTCGTCAGGGAATCCCATGCTTTGCAGTTCTTTCCGCAAAGATTCCTTTTCATCGGAGATGATATCGTTAATTTCGACATCCCCACTGTCGGATTCAATACCCCACAGTCCTCCAGACTGAACGACAATGGAATTGAGACAACGCCCGGCTACGCTGATCGATACGGTAGCATCCACTTCGATACCGATATAGTACCAATCCCCACGGGTGAGACCTTCAAACCGGTTGTAGTCTTCAAGAGCATACGCATAGTCAGCTTTTTTCAGACTACCGAACTTCTCCCGTACAGCCTTTTTATCGGCACGGGAAACGTGCTTCCAGTTATCCGGGTTGTGCGGAATGTGGTTGGCCGGCCGGAATCCCACGTATTCGTTTGAATACAAGGGAATGTCAGGCTCCTCTTTGCCAATGAACCGTCCGTTGGAATCCCGCTCCATTTCCGTTGGGATACGCTCATAGAACTCGTCATATTTTCGAATGACGACCCCGGGCCCGATATCATCGGTATACCTTCCCAAGTACGACGTATCGGGGTCGTTGTCTATCATTCGCTTTATACGCACCTGTTCAATTGCAAGAACGACATTTTGAGTTATCATTGCCCTCGTCTCCTCACGATTTCTTTGCATTACGGGGAATGCTCCCGCCGCGATTCAAAATTTTATTTTCTAGTTCCTTATGCGGATACAGGGAATGCAAAATTCCGGTTCTTTTTGCGGATCCTGCTTTGCACATACCCCACTCTACAAAATGGGTTTTGGGATCTATCTCGTACACTATTTCCTGTATCGCGTGGTGAAGATTCGAATCCCCACCTTCGCACTGCTCGGAGTACGCGTACTTCCTGCAAATACTTTCAGATTCAAACGGGCCGAGTAAAAAGCTTGTTTTTCTCCCGTCTCTGATGGTAACATAAAATGCTGGACTCGTATCCGGGGCGCACAATTCAATCCGTTCAACTACCGCAGAAGTCAATTCCATGATTTCGTCTCCTTACATGATCCGTACGACTGCTTCACCGGGGGAATTAGAACCGGCTGGACGGCGGTAGATCATGTGTTCCCTGAGATCAACAACAAATTCGCGTATTTCCGTATCCTCATCATCATTGGGGACGGTTTGAAAAACAAGCCTGTTCACATTGGCATCAATTATCCTATGCCTCCCTCCGGTAAATGTCCATAGACCCGGAGGCTCATCCATACGTCCCCTCTCGTCAGGAACCGGGGCTATAAGGAACGTAAAAGAGAATTCGCTGATCAATTCACGATCCATGGTCTTCACCTCACGATCTTACTGCGAGCTCGTACTTCTCAAGCATCGCGTCCAGCTTGCGCTCAAAATCGTCCGCTTTCAAACGAGCATTCGTATTCCCGCCATCGATACTATTAAGATGCTTCCCTGTCGTTGCACCCCAGTAGTTTTCGGAAACAACCTTCCCATAGCCCGGGCTGTAAAACGCTACGCACGTTTTATAGGAGAACCAGAGGACAAGCTTCCCGATGGTAACCCTGCTCAAATTATGTACAGAAATGTCTATTTCAACTGTCTGCATTGTTATACCGTCCTTCCCTCACGCTGAGGGTATACCTTACCCCGGATTTGACCCGGTGACAGCAATAACGAAGATAGTTCCCGCTATCCTATCGGGTAAGGCAATTCAGAATTCTCAACCAGTGCGCAAAGCCCCGGCACTGTATCGGGGGGAGTTGATCCGGCAGGATGAGTTGCAGCAGTTTTCTCTCTTCACGTGCTCGTACCGCGTCCCGTGACATTACTACATCAGATATGGATCGTCTCTTTATCGTCATGTGGCTAAAGTGCCGTGTGCTTGACGCTTGGAGCTCTCATCTCCCATATCATCCGGTTGTGTCCCGGGGATACGCTCACGATCAATTCATGAGGTTGCCGCTACTCCTGTACGACAGGAATAGCATTCTCGACAACGTTCCTGATCCGTGCTTTTCCGCTCAGTCGTACAAGGGAAGGGAGTTGTGAATCCATGCAAAGCAACATGGTACCCTTTTGTTCCATCATCCCGCAAAGGCGGGAACCTGTACCCATTAAGCCGCTATCTTATTTCCCGGATCCCCCGGTTTTTTCTCGGTCTACTGGTTTGCACCTTCTGATGATCCTTATGTAGGATCCCTGAGATAATAAAGATTTCGCTTAATGAATATTAAGGGAACCCTACGCAGAAATCTATGCGGACATACAATTTAACGTTTTTTCAGTCGATTGCCACGGAAAGGGCCCCGGCAGCCCGCCGGGAGGCACGATCCGGGAGACCGGCAACCCGGAAATATACCCGGAGTGCCCCGGGGAGCGCACATTAAAAGAGCATTCCAGAAAACCGGACGGGATCCGGCAATCGATCACGGATCCTGACCATATCAGTACGAAACTGCATTTTTACAAAGGCCCAAAACAGGGGTTCTTTCACTTTCCAAGTATAAACATACGATCAGGTACGAGATCTGGGCTAGAAACCAGCCTGGCATCGATCTATCGCATAATATCGACACCAAGAACCCATAGAACAATGTAAACCACCAGGATTCCCGCTGCCAAAAGCCACATCGTTCTGCTGGCCCTCTCAAGAAACAATACTGGGGTCCTGGGGGATACCGCTACGATCGCGTACCGGATCCCTACGAAAACACATCCAATAAAAAATAGTCCAAAAATTATAGCTATGATCAAATTGTAGAACATAGAACCAGGTCACTCTCTTCGGGCCCGGTCCCTGCTCTGCTTTCTCTCTTCCATCCTCTTGACAAGCCTGTCTTCAAGATCATCCTGATATTTTTCAAGCTCGTCAATCATGCGGTTTACCGTTTCAGACTCTGAAATGGCCTTTTGAGCCACAGTCCGCATATCTTCGATCGCTTCGCGGACCCTGGTTATTTCAGCATCGATCTCGTTCGCCACATCTGCGGCCCGATCGTCATCCTCTTCGGTCCGAATGGAATCGAGCCGATTAGAAAGATCCACCAGGATGTACGACTTGACATCGGTTGCTTTGTTCTTCAGGTCTTCAAACACCTTTGACAGATCTTCCAGACGATCTTCGATTACTTTTCCGACTATTTTTGAAACAATCGACATTCTTTTCACCATCCTTCATAATCTTCGCAACAATTTTCAAGAGAATCCACGTCATCGGGAGTCTGCCCCTGTGAAGTTTGCTCCAGAGAGCTCGCAGTTACATTCCCCTGGCGAGGCGGCTGCTGCGAAACCACGGTTGCTACCCGCCTCGAAGACACACCTGCATTCAGCACGTACATCGGAGTTTTCTTGGCCGGCTGCAAAACCAGCTTCTTTGAAACCCCAGATATCGGGGATAGAGACTCGTGAGTACCTCCCAGCACAGGAGATCCAAGCGTCTTCTGCGGAGTGGTAGAAACTGGAGACAACGATTCCAGTGCACCTCCCCATTGCGGAGGAGCCAGCGAATTCCCCTGTTTTGGCGGCAGGCCAGGACCGGTCTCAATGCCAACTATCTTCGGTGGCAGCCCCGGGCCGGTCTCAATGCCAACCACATCAGGTGACTGCCCCGAAATGGTTTTTCTTTCTTCAATACCACCGGGTGCTAACCCACGCCCAGGGGCGGGATTGGCAATTACATCAGACGGGCTTCCCGTAAACAGCCCGCCACTCTTTAAAGACTCTTCGGTTGCCATTTCCTTTCACGCCCTTTTTATCTCCACCCGGTAATCGATCATTTCGAATTGTTTCCCTCCCCAGTACTCCCGTTCGATATCCACGTAATCGGGGAGAACGCCCTCCTCTCGCAGTACGCTCACCGGCCATTCTGTGCCTTCGAAAATAACCGTTGCATCCGGCCGGACCTCCATGAACCAGTCTACAAAATCGTTCGACTCTACCGGACCTACTCCAGCCAGGTCCCCAAGTTCTCGGCCCATCATTGTCGAGTATAGTCCCCAGTCACCCCAATCCGGGTGCGTCCCGAAATAATATCCCTTGGGAGCCACTTTTTCGTTCAGCCAAGCCTCTGCATCGTCGGCTTCGTCTTGAATCCACTCCCAGTCTCGCATATTGGCAAGACTTCCAACTCTTTCTTTTTCCGCATAAAAGTCATCGGAAGGAGTGTACCCCAACGAAATTGCCTTTTCAACGATCATCAGTGCAATGTTGATTCCATTTGCAGAATCAATCCAAGGTCCTGCGTCTTTCTTTGTAACCGAATTCGTGTTCATGATAACACCATCATAAGTCTTCCCGTAGTAGTTTTTGCATACGCATCTACCATGAGAGTAAGCACAGCATTCAAGTTTCTTTCCACTTCCGCCGGGGTAAGCGCCCCGTGAATCCACGTTGGATAAATTCGAACAGCTGGTTCCCCCTCCGGCCCGGTGCCAACCCCTGCAATCGGAGCATTAAGAAACGTACCAAGATTTCTGCCTGAAGACGAATAAATCGATCCTCCGTCTTCCAGCAACGGAGAGTCGAAATATATGTCCACAGTTTTCCCGGCTTTCAACCGGTCTACTACCTGCCGGGTCGTGAGTATCATACAGAAAAATGATGGAAGATAGTATTTAAATATAATCCCCTGCAATTTGACAGATCGTCCTTCCGATTTGAGCAACAACCCGTCCTGCCAGGTTCTCATCTTTTTTTGGCCCGATCACGGACTCTTCAAAGGCATTACACAGGTTCTGAAATTCCATCTGAGCCCCCTTCAAATTTTCCGGATGCACCAAAACAACAAAAGCTCGAAGTTTTAATTCTGTATTACGTATCAAAAGAGCAACGGGCTCATTAGCAGGATACGCAGGATACGGGCTTTTTCCAAGCGCAAGAACTTCTTCCAAATCGTCCATAACACTGGCGGCCTTGACAAGAGCAAGTTGCATTCGAGACATGTTCTTATCAATCGCCTCCTGATACATCACTTTCGCTTCCGAGCAAGAAACCGTTTTACCGATTATATTCTCTTCCATAATAACTACCTGCCAAAATATTATTTAAAATCTCTTCTTCACGATCCAGACCGGAATTTTCTTTATTCCCATCTGATAAAGGGCAGTGGAACGATGTCTCCCCTCCTGAAAATCCAGCAGATCCCCATTCTTGTCAACTTCAACAACCAGTGCATCGAAAACTGCACCACTTTTCATCACGTCAATGAGTTTCTTCACGTTCTCCTGGGAAACCGTCCTTCTCCAGTAATCGATGTAATCCATGACATGCGGGTCCCTTGAAAACTTCGAGTAGATCCGGTATTGTAATTCGAAAAATTCCTCCAGATCCATCCATTCGAATTTAGCATCGTAATGTCGATGAGAATTATTAAAATCAAAAATCGATGAATCGGCAAATGCCAATCCGGTCTGCCCCAGGTTCCACGTGACATCTCCGTCGTGAACAATTTGCGGATCTCCCCCGAGAGCTGGCATTACCTCATACGCTGGACTACTGCTTTCCATACTTCACCCGATCAGAGTTTTATTTCGCATAAAATTAAAGTATTCTTCCGTGAGCACGTAATAATTGGCTGGGGCCGGTCCTTCACCTTCCACCTGCCGGGAGATCTCAACTACCCCTTTATCCCTTAACGACCACATCTCCCTCTGAAAAGAACGTCTTTTCCCCGGGGCCTTGGAAATTTTCACGCACACCTTCACCCAGCCCTCATATAATTCCCCGACCCCAGCCTCTCCTTCGAGCCGGTTCCCATTCCCCTTCTGATACAGGTGCTGTAACACGTAGCCCTTCTTTGTAAACCGGTCCAACCGGTCGGTATTAATAACAATTTCCATCCTCAAATCACCCCGTTTTTGATCATGTAATGGTTATTCACCAGTGCTTCTTTCACGATCGGAGCAAAGCGTGTCCAGTCAGTGTACACGTCACTCATCGATGTATCCGTATGCCCCAGCACAGCGCGAATCGTTATATCGGGCACGTTCAGCAATCGCATTTCAGTCTGAAAGGTCCTCCGGGCGGTTCTCGATGTGACTGCAACTCCCGAAATTACTCGAGCTTTTCCAACTTGAATCTTGAGATTTTTGGTAAGCCACCCGCCCGGATACGGCAGCCCCGCATCCCCCTTCTCGCGCACGAATTCATACCACGTCTTCATGTATGGGTCAATGACCGGACTCCATGCCAAGTATCGTTCAACCAGCGTCTTCTCAGTGAGAATGAGCATTTCACGCTTCTGCAAAGACACCTTGGCAGTTGCCAGATATTTCGATATCTCGCCCGGCCGGGCCCCGAAGTAGAAAAGAACTACAAACCCCGAAATCAGCTCGTCAGTCGCCCCGCTATCCCTCAGCATTTTGAAAAACTTTGAAAGATCGGCAGAGGTCAAAGCAATTTTCGTGAGATACTTTCGCTTTCGTTTCGGCCGAATCAACGCCAGCTGATTGTATCGCTGCATCTCGTCATTCACCCTGGGATCCCCAACTGGTAAAGATGTGTACCTGTACTTAAAATATTCACGAATCGCCGAAAGAACTGTGCTTTGCGACTCGATTGTTGATATGTACTCATCCACGATGCTGGTTGTTGCCTCCCGTATCGTAATGTGTTTCTTATCCCGAAGCCACCGCTGAAACGATATCAACAAAAAACCGTACGTCTCGGCTGCCTGCACTTTCCCGGTCAATTTCAAGTGCTCGATAAAATCGTCAGTAGGTAATTCAAATCCTTCTACCATGTCACTTTTCTATGAAGTGTCACAGCAATAAAAGTTTTCTTTTCTGCATAATTAAGAGAAATTTCTTGCAAAAAGAAAGATCGTGCACCCGGGGAAAAGAGCCGTCTTTCTATCCCTGGGGCACTCGGGGAAATCCATTTGGCTATGGGATTGGTTGGACGATTTTTAGAACAACTGAATCATTCCGTCTTACGTGTCTTCTGAACCGTGTTGTGTGCGGATCTCACACAACACATCTTAATTGTCAATTATAAAAATAAAGTTTCCCATTGCGGAAAATCAGCTTCCGTAAATTTCATTCAAATAGTCTTCAATTCTATTGGCATTTCGGATCGCAGCTTTGTTACGAGTAACCTCTTCCCAGCGGTCCCCAGCCCAGTACACCGAGATCTGGCCGTTGGTATTGAACTCAACGTGCGGGCCTCCCGTACCGGTCACCAGAGTATAAAGTTTCGTTACCCACTTCCCGTCGGTTAAATACTGCTCCCTGGTGATCTCCAGCACATTGTCGTCGATAAAATCAACAACGTCCGTCATCTGCGCAAGTCTCGTTTCTATGCCGTCCCAGATGCGTAACAATTCTGCCCTTTCTTCATCTCTTGACATTCTTTTTCACCCATTGTTTTTATTTTACATCAAATTAAATTAAATTCCGTCCCACGAGGAATCTCTGGCAAGCACCGGTCGTGCCGATCTGAAGGTAATCGAATAACTTCGAATCCCCGCTGATAGCACATTTGCAAGAATATCTGCCAATCGTACATGTACGGCCCAGTCTCTTTATTTTTATGATACTGACGACTCATTTCAGCAAACCGCGGGTACGCTTCGTCCCAAATATCCAGCAATGTGTCTTCAGTCAAATTCTCACCAATTATAACTGCAAGAACCCGATGATCAGAGAATTGTCCCTGTGAAAGAAAAAATGCATTTCGAACCATCTCGCATCAACTCCAAATTACTTGATCAACTCTTTTGTTTTCACGACGTTTCCCGCGTTTTCGGGGCTCTGCTCGACAAGCTTCTTGGCTATTGGGAACCCATCGGGATGACCATCGTAAATATATGCACGGTTGCCCGACGTAATCAACCACGCAAAAGAATTAAGTTCTCTTAAAACGCCAAGAGATTTCGTATCAGAACGACTCGGATCTTTCGGATTAGTCTTTCGTAAATCCGCCTTTACCAGCTGTCGCACTTCTTCGGTGGTTCTTTCATCTTCCACCTCAATACTGACATACCCCTCCCCCTTGATAAAAAGTATTACGTCATCCCCCTGTGCAACTTTCATCACATCTTACCTCTGAACCGCGGTGAATAAAACTTTGTATTCCCTTAAAAAACATCTTCCACGTACATCCTTATAGCCTTATCTGCCGCTTCATGACGAGCCGACTTCTTGTCCTTGCGAATCCGGAAGAATTCTATCATGTATTCAGGAAAGTCTTCCTCATCGTTCCGGTTAAACGGTCCGTAAATCACATTCCGCATACCGGGATCCTCGAATTTCCCCCACTCATCAATCACATGGCCGTACTCGTGCAGGATGCTGTCAAGAAACACGTCCTCTACTGTCACACTCTGCGGAAGGACCGCTGCATCAATAATACCTGGCGTCTTGGTGTTTACGTAAAAAACCGGGTTTCCCTTGAACTGAGACTCCCGCACATACATCGCCAGCCAGCACTCCCGGTCCCCTTTGAGGTCCTTCAGGCTTGCATCGATGCGATCGTTAATTCCATACCCCTTCAACAGCCCCATGGCCGTGTCCAGGGCCATGTGAAACGCCCGTGGCATCTTCTTCAGGTCCATCTCGGGATCCGGAACCAGCGGGCAAGACGTAATGTAATCCGTATTGTGATCTCTCGAACTCATAGAACAGAATTCTCTGGCAATCTATAAAAAAAGATAAGTTTTTTGGGATTAGTACAGCTTGTCGTATTCGGGGAATCTCCCGGTCTTGCGAATTGCCGTAAGGCATGCATCGCTGATCGGTTTCCACGAAACGGCAGACACGCCGAACCATCCACGGAAGAAGTAATGCTTTGCACCAGTCAGTTCTCCACCTTCGATAAGGAAAATCCATGCACCGGATTCAATAGCATACTGGTATGTGCCGGCACCGTTGTTTGCCATCTCCGCGGAGTCCACAGCTGCGAGCGTAGGGGCCTGTAACTGGTTCGGAAGATCGAAGACCAGGTACTTGCGACTCTCAGCATCCATCTTGCGGATGCCAGCTGCGAGCTTACTTGCCGCGTCCTTGATAGGATAAATGATAGTCTTGGACGCAACGCGGGATGCCAGCGGGACAACGATCTTCTGCACGACATACAGGATACCGAAATAAACTGCAATGTACTGTGCCCATAACGGACTGAAGATCGTCTGCCAGTTTAAGACGGTATCTGGAGTAATCAGGCCGGTCATCGTTGCGACGATTCCAATGACAATGGAATACACGACGGTCGCAAGAAGCTTTGCAAGGTCAAAAGACTCTCCATCCTTCACTTTTGCAGCGAACAGACCGAGCACCCCATACGCGAGGGCCAGCAGAACCGCGGCAAAAATCATGAGAAGGAAATTTGCATCAAATACGAATGCCATTTATTCTCTCTCCTTTAAAGATCGATCTTTTCGGAGCCCCTCTCACAGGCTACAAACAACCTTTGAACAACAAAGTATTTGAAGACAACGTTTTAAACTACGCGAAAAAAAGAATTTATCCCCACCGATTTAGCAATTCCGTTAAGAGGGTTATCGCCAGCACAGCCGCCCCGTAGCCGATCAGCGCGGCGTTTGCTTCCCGCGGGACCCCTTTGATGTATCCGTACCGCGACGCGAGCCCGATCCCGAGCGCGGCTGCCCCGGTCGCAACGTTGACTGCAACGCCACTGTTTCCTTTTAATGCGTGCCCTACAAGGTAAGGCTGAATGACACCTGCAATCACACCGACAACGACGTACGGAGTGTCCTTACTGCTGAAAATGGTCCCTACTACCACATCGGTGTCAGCCTCGGCCTGGGGAATCATCTCCGCTGAAGGCGCGAGAATCTCGGCCGGCACTCCAGAAGACTCCGGAGCACTGGACCCAAAAACGTTCATGCTTCGTATTTCGCCCGGGCCACACAACCTCCGGCACGAAGACTGACTCAGCACCATCTTATCGAAACCTGCCAACGCTCCCGGTTATAGAGCCGGCCGGGTACGAAGATGCCGCATAAACCGTCCGCGGAACCCGCTGGGGCTGGAATGTCATGTTCTGTATAGCACTCTGGCGATTGGCTGCCCCCTGCTGCTTCGCAAGCATCTCCTGTCGTGCAAGTCGTTTCTGCTCACATACAGAGCACTCTTCGAACCTTCCGGTTGCCGAATTGAATACGCGCACCATGATAAATAATCCCCATTTCGTATATAAAAAAGAATCGACTATTTCTCTGCATCACTGCAAATACAAGTGCCCGCCAATGAAGAAGTCTATCGTGGCTCCGTTTGTTGCATTCCAGCAAGAGGCCCAAAGCTTGGTCCCTACTGGCAATCTCACCATGGAAACTTCAACCGGTCTCGAATACTTGTTTGTCGCATCGGCCTCGTATACGAAGTCCGTATAACTCAATGCTGCCAGGGCATCCTCGGGAGTGGTACTTCCATACAAAAACCTTACGCGGAACGGACTTGTCACGCTTGCGTCCACCAGCATCAGCCGCCTGAAATCATAGTACTTGTATCCCGGTATCGTAGGAGTGTCGTTGATGTCCAAGAGCTGCACGTACGCCCCCCACGTATTATCCCCAGAAACAATAACAAACGGACTCATCCCCTGTTCAGCAGTGTGCCCCCCCGCGGGAGATGCCAGCTTAGACAGCCAGCGTTCCCGCACATGAATGTGATGCTCAGTTATCCACGCCTCGTCTGCCGCCTGCTTGTCAGAAGGGACTCCATTCACAATGACCATCATCAACACCTCACGCCGGAGTTACGATCGCCCGCACCCCAAAGGTTTTGCCATCGGTATTCGTATACGCCACAGTTACAGTGTCACCACTCCTGCACAAGAGCGGGACCGCGGTCTGGAAAACCAGATCTGTAACCGACCCAGACGATAGATCCGACTTGTACAACACCGTGGAGTAAGCTGCCCCCTCGGTCGGATTGAGAGTGATAACCAAGTATTCCGAGGTTGTCGGAGCCGAGTTCAGGTGCAGTGTTACCCCTTGCAAGTAAAAGTCGTATGCAGGATTGACCGTAAGTGCAATTGCTCCGGTACCGGTCGCACTGAACGGCCCGGGCGGGGTCTTCGGGGCCACCTTAAGATTGCCCGATGCATCGGCCTGGGCATCTATCACGACACCCGACTTGTTAAGAGCAATAACTGCACTCCCGGCCGGCACTGCATCGCCCGGAATTCCAATATAACTGGCAATCAGCGTATTCAATGCATCCAGATCTGTAGTGAGCCTTCGCAGCTTTGCAGAAAGCGTCCCGGTTGCCCCGGCATCAACCACGGCATCCGCGACGGCCCCGACAGTTTCCAGATCTCCATCGGCAGAGATGACATCAAACTTCCCTGCGGTCGTAGGAGCAGTCCCGAGGATGTTTACAATATCCGCTTTCACACCCGCCCCCGCGACTTTCCCGAGAGCATCCAGTTCACCAATGTCAGCTGCAATTCTCCGCAGCTTTGCAGACAATGTACCAGCAGCCCCAGCAGCTACAACCGCATCTGCGATCGTGCCAACGGTGGCCAAATCTCCGTCCTCGGAAATGACATCGAGCTTGCCCGCGGTCGTAGGAGCAGTGCCCAGTATATTCACAATATCTGCCTTTATGCCATCGCCAGCAACTTTACCAAGGGCATCCAGTTCCCCAATATCGGCTGTAATCCTACGGAGTTTTGCAGATACCGTCCCGGCCGCCCCGGCAGCGACCGCCGCATCTGCAACAGCTCCCACAGTGACATGAGAACCGTCGTCCAAGGCCACATGCAGACGACCCGACAGGTCGTACCAAGCATCGACAATCTGGTTCTCTGCGACCGCGGCCGGTGCGGCTGCGTTTGCATGTCCCCCATTCTTAACTGGCAAGACCCGGTGCCCCGGGGTAAGCGGATCTACATCGGCATTCCCAGTCTCGACTGCCCCCTGAATGTTATCCGGAAAATCCCCGGTTACATCCACATGCAGCGGAACCCCGCCTGGCGCACCGAGCTCGGTACCATCCGCAGCCCGCAGGTTCACCTGTCCAGACTTCGTTGCCCCCGTCGTTATTACCGTGTCATACAGGGCCTTTAAATAAGCGAGAAATTCCTTTACCCTTGGAAGTCCTCCCCCTCCAATACCCGCCGTCATTATGCAATCACCATCCAACGCACTTTTTCATTCAAAACTTCCGACACCGCACTCAGCAGATTGACATTTGAAATATTCAACGTGATCGACTCGCTTGGTTCCAGCTCATACCCCGTGAGATTCGAAACCGCGGCTCCTCCGATGTAAATGATCCCGGTGTTGTCTCGGGACGCTTTTAACAGCACCGTATTACACGCTTGGTCCGGAAACGAAGTTATCGCCACGTTAGAAACCGCTACGGCCCCATGCGCCAGCGTAGTCAGCGGGGCAGACGGACGCGGAACCAATGGGGCTTTTACCCAGGTGGCTGTTGTCGAGTCGTACAAATACGGCTTTATCTGCCCTTCACGAATCAATTCGAGTCTTTCCAGGAAGTTTACAACCTCCATGGCTGCAACGGATGAACCTTGATTTGACATTTTTATCGCGCCTCACATTTTGTACCGATGAACGTTCCATAAATAGAAATCGATCGGAAGATTTGAACTTAGATCGACAGATTTCTTCACTTCGCTGATCACGAAACCACTCACATTCACCTGAATCAGGACAGACTCTCCAACCGGAGGAGTGGAGAAATAATAATATCCGGATCCATTGGTTACCGCGGACTGAGAAACCCCAGTACCTAGATCGGTGGCCGTCACGGTGACCCCTACCATTGGGACCGGGGTATTGTCGCTGTCCGCGGCCGACGCATCATAAACATAACCGCGTATCCGCTGGCAACTCGTGTAATCGGGCCCCCACTGGTGAAATAACGGGGCCGCATCAACATGATTTGCAGAAATAACCTCTAGGTTGTCAAAAATCCCATCGTCATTTGCGTCTACTCCCACATGAGTGCTGTAATAATTCCCGAGCATGCCCAGTCTCGGAATATTTTTCCAGCAATAGATCTGAGGGGAAGGAGTGCTCAGCATCGAATGCACCGTAGTCTCCGAATAATGCATGTTTGCAACCAGGTTATCAACAAAATTGTTCCGGTATGCCAATATGGTTGCTGTATTCGTCCCAGCCCCCTCATTGCACTCTACCGCAAGACCAATTTGATCGATCGTATCAAAAACGTTGTCAGTCACAACGTATTTCCCCACGACTCCTACGGCATCCAAGGGATTAAAACCAATGCCATACTGCATGTCTTTAAACGTGCAGTTCATTACCGTCACATCGTTCTGCGTCGCCCCCTGGTCATCAATCCCGATCCCTTCGCTTAGTCCAGTGAAGGTAATATCATGCAGGTTGCATCCACTGAATACAAGCCGCTGACACGTGACCGGCCCCGCGGCCGGCTTTAAAACTGCCCCCGATTTCAATTCGGTCATTTCGGTATTCTGTACAACGATGTCAGCAGATCCAATAATCGTGACTCCGTAGTTCGTCTCTCCGGGATCGGCAACCAAGTTCTTCAGGACAATGTTGCTCACAGTAATAAACGACGACCGGTCCAGAATGAGAGCCGAGCAATCATACCCCGGGTGCGTATTCGATGCAGGAGAGATTATTGGCAACCCCCCTCCGGCATTCACCCCAACCAAAGTGATGTGATCCATGGCACTTACCAGAATGCTCTCCGGGTAAGTTCCACTCTTGATCTGTATTTCGTCCTCGGGAGATGCAGCAGCCAATGCAAGCGTCACCGTTGCATAGTCATCGGGTACAACGAGAATCGTCACTTTTTAAAATCCCCCACCTATTTTATCTATTCTGATGCAAGCATTAAAAAAGTATTGCGTTACGGCCCGGCAGAAGAACCAAATAAGCGGACTTTTGTCATTCCAATATCAAATCCGGTTACAGCATCAACTCCCGAGAATGAAACCTGACGGGTTTCATTTACATACCCAAGAGCCTCAAAATCAACCTCGTATAGCACGTCCCTTTGAATCGCAGCTGTCAAGTTGTAAATCCCGTTTGCATCGGTAACCGCACTGTAATCCCCGAGCGTTACCACAGCCCCCGGGATTGGAACCTTCTCCCCAGTCGCGTTAAACCGGGCCCGGTCATATGCCATGCCAGACAGCACCTGAGCTATAATCGGAATATCGAGATTGTATCCCGCCTGCGTCTCGATATAATAAACCGACGACTTCGCATAGTTCCCTTTCCGGGCCCGGACCGTCCATTTTCCCTTCGGGACGAATATCTCGTAATATCCGTCAACGAACAAGGACCGGGTGCCAGTGACATCCGACTTTATCTGGGCCGCAAACAAATCCAGCTCGTCCTCCGGGATCCACCCAGGGTATGCTTCCACAAGGACCCCCGCAAGACTCACTCCATTTGATGCATTGGTTACTTCTCCCCATATCCTGCCATCTGCGGTACCAAGCAGGTACATCGGGGGAAGAATAATTCTCGCATCGAGGAATTGACTCTGCCCGGACACGTTGAAAGACTGCGCTTCGAGGATCTGCCAAGCCCGTTTATCGACAATATCCTTATCGTACACCTGGACATTGGCACTTGTCGAATAGAACCCAAGAAGCGGGGCCGAAACAGTAACCCGATACTCGAGTTCCGATTCTAGATTCGAAATTGACCATAACCCCTGCGCATTCGATGTCGTTGATCCTACGATCACGCCATTCCGGACTGCCACGAGATGCACAGTTGCCCCCGCGATGGGGTTCCCCGCCTCATCCAGAGCTACGCCATGCATACTTAGCGTCGGAGGTGTTCCAAAGTCTTCGTCGGCCTGCACTACATCGACCAGGTTCAATTGATCGATGTATGCAGACCCGCGACGAATCCGTACCTGCATGTCCTCCTCGAATATAGACTGCCCTTCTACAAAGGAAATGGGGAATGTTGGATCCCACGCTGGAGGGACATATTCAGGAGCCAAGCCCCCGCTCCCGCCGCCTCCGCCGCCCCCTCCCGAGCCGCTCGCCCCTCCCCCGCTGCCTCCAGTCTTGCCACTGCCAGTCTTGCCACTCCCGAATGATCCCGCACGGCCCGAACCAACTCTTCCGGACCCTGTTGAACCGTACCCGTATGGCATGGGAATCTTAACACCGGTCGCAATTGACAAATTTAAAATACCAACGGTATTCGGAGGGAATCTCATCCGGAATGCAAACCCGTCGAACTCCCGAGGACTCACTCTTCCAACCCACGTTATCCGCGTGTGGTTATCATTCTCGTAGACCTGCTCCCCCTGTACCTTATCAAAGAACCCTTGCCTGCCCAAATCGGGCATTTCCATCAGATACAGCTCTCCCGGGTTAATACTGGTATCAAGCTCTAAATATCCGCTGGAATCGATAGGAGTTGCATTCCCCTGGTTGCCCTCCCCGTACAGATCTCCAAATACCAATATCCCGTCCACCACACGGTTTCCATCAAGCGGATCAACAAAATTTGAAACATGATACATCTTGAACGAATGGCCGTACACATTATAAATTCTCTCAACGTAATTCCACGCCTGAATCGGAGCCAGAAACAGATCTGCGCTCACCGTGTCCGTATTGACATCGATCTTCTTCCACCCAAACGTATACCCTTTCTTGATGGACACCAAAACATAAACCCCGAGACTCAGTCCCCTGATTACAAACGAGCCATTCTCCCCAGCGATCGTGTAATTGTCCGGAAGATTTCCATTCGGAAGGAATGTCGGGACCGGCTCTTCCCCAGTAGGTATGCTCCCACCATCCACAATCTCGTCTGATACCGGGACCCCCCCGCGAGTTAAAATCAATTCAACGTCATCGAGACACGGAACAAACTCGACCAAAATCGGGTGAGAATACCGTTTAAATACGTTTACAAACACTCCGGGAGACGGATGCTGACTCGACAGGTAAAACTGCGTGCCAGAAATCATCCTTTGCGTATCCGGGGTAAATTTGGTAACGGCAACCGCATCGTACGCCTTTATCGCGTCTGAAAACAGCTCCACGTTGTAATTTGCATCCACCACCGAAACAGAATCGTCCATTTCAATAAGGAATTTTACATTTGATGGAGTCACCTCGTCCGAAATCGACACCGGATCGTCAATGTAATCATTACTGGCTACCCCATCAAAAGTTGCAAGATCTTTTACAACTATCGTCTCGTCTGTTATATCCCAAATGTACGTCTTGGCAATTCCAAATTTTATTTCGTTTTCGGAAACAATTGCATCGTTTATTGTCCGAGATCCTTCAGAAAATATTGCAAAAATTCTCTGAAAAACTTCTTCTCCAGTAACAGCTTTTGCAACACGTTTTATTTCGTTTGAACTCACAAGAGAATTTATTTCAGAATTATCTCCATTACTTAAAATCGACTCTACAGTAGATTTTGTTATCGTCTGATTCGCAAGCAGCGTTGTACGCTTTATTTCAAGCGTAACTGAAATAAAAACATCTGCCATTAGTTTAAACCGTCACCTGTATTACCACATCAATTGCTATCCCATCGAGCGCCGGAACAACCTGACCTTCAAATGCATCCCGTAAAAATTCAACATCGTACCCCCCCGTATTGCTCACTAAATCGAGCTCCCTCAGCGTAATATCAGTAGATCCCCCGTTTATAAATATCCTTTTTATGTGAAGAGATATGATATTTCCAACAACATCGGGATCCGGTATTGAAACACCACCATATGCTAGCAGTCCATCCCCCATCCCATGTGGAATAATTCCCCCAAGGTTGTAATCAGACGGAGCCGATGCCGTTCCATCAGTTCCCACTCGTATCCCATACGTAGAAATTCCCGCTGCTGCAAGTGCATTTAATACCCCTGCGTACGAAATTGCCCTCGACACGTTCCCCGTATCAATCACATTTTCGACAACTGCACCCTTAAACGATTCCCCCAAGTACCGCATAAAATTATAATTGAACGAATCACAGGATCTCCGAAATACAGACTGCATTCTGCCGAGGCGATCAAAATGTGAAATTTCAAAGTGCATTTTCACTACCATTTCAAATCGCCGTCCTGAACAAATATGTCACCTGCATCGTCTGATTCGGAAGCACCTGTACAGTAGTAGCTAAAATATCCCTCAAAATCAAAATGGAAAAACTACTCGATAAGACGCAAATTCCAACCTCCTTCACATCGATCTCTCCAGAAGTGTGATTATTAAATGTTCTTTCACACATCTTACTTTCGATGTAACCGTCATTTATCGCAGGGGCTGTAGGTTGCGCCGTCAATAAAGGGACGTACTCCAACTCTGTTATCTGACTGCCCAATTTATAATCGGTAGGAGAAACAGGAGTGTTATCAGATCCTACCACAATATTTACATCTTTCAAATCGTAACTTGCAGCCGCCCCGGAAAATCCAAGACAAGAACGTGTGGTATTTCCAGTGTCCTGAATCGAAACAGCAGTTCCTTTCATCCCTGCCTGGAGTAGCAACAGGAAATTCTTCAAAAACGAATCACTTTCTTTTTCGAAAGTGTTCACTACAACTCCGTCAGAATCACGTATCTCAACCCTTAATATCGCCGTTACATGATCCTTATCGTGATTTGCCATTACTCCACCACAGTCTTAAATAGATACTGAACATTCAACACTTGACCATTTGCCACTACTGTATCATCAACAACATCACGAGCATACAGCACCGACGCATAGTGGCTATACCAACCATCATAAACAGGATAGCCAATTAACCCAATTTCACGTACGATAATAGAAGATCCAGAATTATTTGCCATATCCCTAGATAATATTAGAAAAATATCCGGATCAATAAACGACGGCTCATCCGGATTATTCATCGCGGCGTATGAAAATTGCCCCGTTCCCGTTCCATGCGATATTAAAGATTGTATATTATACTGAGATATATCGAATTCTAAATTTGATCCTCCAACCACAATGCCTGCGGTCGTAATTCCCGCAGACCCAACACAACTGATCCCAGCACAGCCGCGCGTTGTCACACAGGCTGGCCGCGCCACGTCAGAAGTGTCTCTATATGCAGCATTTGCCGTTGCCAACGATCCATAATACAGCATCTGCATAAAATTTCTTACAAATGAATGGGATTTTCTTTCCAAATCGCTAATCACCGCACCCGTCTTTTCATCTCTCAACTGTATTCTTAAATTACATACAATCCCTTTCATTTTATTCACCCATTCATAATTATTTTGTATACAATTAATGCCGATTCCGCAGGTTGTATCGTTACCGAAGGAGATATTACATCCCGCAAAAACATAACCGTAATCAACCCGAGCCCATATAATGCAATTTCAGAAAATGTAATTGCATCCAACGTATTATTCGAAATGATACGAGAAATCGGAAGCGTCATTACATTTCCAACTTCTGTAAATGCAGCAACCGTGGTTCCGTCATATAAAAACTGTCCAGGATCGGTACCGTGATTTATAATAGATCCGATTTTATAATCATCCTCTGTCACCGCAGTTGCATCGGTTCCAACAATGATCCCCTTTGTTAAAACTCCTGCGAGACCATCGAGTCTAAAAGAACCATAATTATTATAACCGGTGTCTATCCACAGCCCTCCCGAAGAAACCACATTTCCAGACAGATCTCTAAAACTCGTATAATTGCGACTATGATGACCATTGTTTAAACACCAATGCCTCACCATCCTCAAAAAATTCATGACAAAACATTTGGCATCCGCTTTGACCACCTGCTTGACCTTGCCGTCCTTGTCAAACACCGTAATCTCGTA